CCACCGCTGTACGAACAAATACGGCGGTTTTCGAACAACTATGTGCGTCCGTTTATCGACCAGTCGCCAGTAAAGTCACAGTGGTCCGGCACATCGACTGAGAACTCGGTGCTGCAAAGATCATTTAAGAACAACTCGATGATGTTGTTCAGCTTTGCGCTGTTAGATGCGGATAGAGTTCGTGGTGTGTCCGCAGATCGAGTGTGCATCGACGAGGTACAGGATATGGATCCTGATCACGTTCCGATTATTCAAGAGACCATGTCGTATTCACGATGGGCGACTAGTTATTACACGGGCACGCCGAAAACTTTAGATAACTTAATTTACGGCTTGTATAAACGATCATCACAGGCCGAGTGGTTCATCCCGTGTCATTCTTGCAAGCACTGGAATATACCCGCGCTTGAATATGACCTCGATAAGATGATTGGCCCGTACAGCATTCATATCAGCGAGAAGTATCCGGGCACCGTTTGCGCTAAATGTCAAAAGCCGGTCAGTCCAAGACATGGCCGGTGGGTGCACAGATATCCCGAACGCCGCTGGCAGTTTGCCGGGTATCACGTACCACAGATGATACTACCGCTTCATTTCTCCGACCCGGAAAAGTGGTCAACTCTGTTGTTGAAGAGAGAGGGCTTTGGGAATATGACCCAAGCCCAGTTCTACAACGAGGTAATGGGAGAAAGCGTTGATACCGGTCAGAAGCTCATCAGCGAAACTGACTTGAAGGCTGCGTGCGTGCTAGACTGGGAAAACAAGAAAGAACCAGATCCCAAATGCTTCGCAAATCTATCGCATTACAAACATCGCATCTTGGCGATCGACTGGGGCGGCGGCGGAGAAGCAGGTATTAGTTTCACCGTGCTGTCTGTGCTGGGATTCCGGCCCGACGGAACAATTGATGTGCTGTGGGCGAAGCGGTTGCTCATTGGTGGCGACCACTTGGCCGAAGCCGTTGAATGTATGCGCTGGTCCAACTTGTTTAATTGCGATTTTGTCGCGCACGATTACACCGGCGCTGGCACGGTCCGCGAAACGGTCATGGTGCAGGCAGGGTTTAATCTAGAGCGCGTCATGGCGATGCGGCTTGTTCGGTCCGCGTCGCAAGATTTGATGGTGTACAAACCACCCACTGAAATCAATCATCGCGCACACTATAGCCTCGATAAAACGCGGTCGTTGCTGTACACGTGTCAGGCGATCAAGCTGAAGCAAATCCGATTCTTCCAGTATGACTGGTCATCTCAGGATTCGCCCGGGCTCGTCTCCGATTTCTTGGCGCTGGTAGAAAATAAAGCCGAGTCTAGACTTGGCGGCGATATTTATACCATTACCAGAAACACGTTGCTGACTGACGACTTCGCGCAAGCTGTCAACCTAGGCTGCGCCGCTCTTTGGCACGTGAATAACGCGTGGCCAAATTTCGCGGAGATTGCTGGCGTAGCGCGGTTGACGGAGCGTGTTATCAAGGCCGAGATGCCGATGGATGATGACTGGGCGGATGACGCCATCGGTAGTAATTACTTTGGCGGATATTAGCGGTACCGCCAGCAGTACTTGTTAAGAAACTCTTCGACGGCGCGCAGGTCGCGGATCGGTGTCGATTCGATTACCCGCACGGCTTCGGTAGCCGCGTCGTGGAGCGCGCGCGCAGCCTCGCTACAGTCCATAGACGAGGCATACAGTTCCCAGCCGGCCCCGGAGCGCGGAACAGCCGGCTCCTTTCCCTCGAAAGCTTCGAGCAGCAATCGTTGAAAAACAGAGTCTGGTTCCGTGTCGTAGGCGCCGTACTGCTTGTATTTTTGCTGCGCTGCTTCAAACGTCTGGATGGCTGTTGTCAGTTCCGTTGTTTTCAGCGTTTTGGCCGGCGGCGAGCGTTCCGACAAGTTCTTTACCCTTTTCGGTTATCGAGAATTCAAATCGGTCCTGTTCGACGTCGTATTCGGCGTCGAGCAGCCCTTGTTTAACTCCAGCGTGCATGACGTTAGACATGATTCGGCTAGCGAGGGCGCGGAACAGCTGCAGCATCTTTTCGCGGTATTCTTCAAAAGAATTTGCGCCGATGCCGTACACGCCGTCGCCCTGCACGTCCGACAATTCTTTGACGATGTTTTCAACTTCCCAGACCTCTAAAAACTGCCGCTGATGTTCAAGCTGGTTCTCAGCGGGTTTCTCGCCGCTGACGTGCGCGATAAATCCGCCAAACATCATCAAGATATGGTCGCGCAGACCCTCGATAGAGCCGCACACGTGATGCGTAACGTCGTCTTCGTTTTCATATTCTTCTTCGCCAAACATGTTCACCTCAAGCAACTTCGGACTGGAGTCGGGCCGCGGCCAGCGCGGCGTCGTACGCACCGCGGGCCAGAATACGAGAATACTCCGCCTCTCGAATCTGTTCGAGATAGTCGGCGTACTGCGCGTCGCTGTGCACAAGCGCTTCAGCGCTGGAGAAGCTATGCGGTTTGTTAGTCAGCGGGTTATCGCCAGACTTCATAATGCGATTAATCGCCGCCATCTTTACGGCGTGTCGGTTGTCTTCAAGCGTCATCGTCGCCTTGACGGCGTCGGCAAGCCGAGTAGCAGCCTGCTCGATGTTCTTCACGTAATCACTGGCCATGTCGGCCTCCTTCGTTTTCGATGCGGGATTTTACCGCAACAATGTCGTTGATTGCGGTATTCAACATACGTACCGCGTCTGCGCGGCTGCCGGCGTCGGCAAGTTCAAATAACAAAAAAGCAAACAGCGTGTCACCACATGTGCGCAGCCGCTGTTTGCCTTGTCGGTTTACGTAGTCGTGAAAAGATTCGCCTAGGTGCGGTGGGTCAACATTAAGAAAGTCGGCCCCGGGATATGAATCGTAAACTTCTTTCGGTGTAACCGGATTATTCATCCTTTTTCCAGTTTTGCTTTTCCTGTCGCGTTGGAATCCGTTTTGGATATTTCTCGGGGTGGCAGACTTGACAACGTGCCCGCGTACAACCGGAGCAACGCAAGGTTTTACGGTAACGCCCGGGATCTCGGCTAAATGCCGTGTTCGCCGCGCTACCAAATTCGAGCCACACGCTGTTGATTTGTCGGTGGCGCTTCACTCGATTTTCGATGATGTGTTTTTCTTCGTGATAGCGTTTCATGATTCACACAGCAGGACAATGCGGCAGCCACAATTTTTGGCAATGTTTATAACTTCTGGTGCGTATACAGACACGATATCTGACGCGTTTAATTTGCCGGCAGACATGAGCGCCTGCAAGCCGAGCCGCGCAATTCCGCGGCGCCGGTATTCCGGGTCAGTGAAACACTCAACGGTTTGCGCGGTGACGTCGCGGCCTTTAAATTTTTCTGGCCACAGTCTTGTTCCAACCCAACCGACGAGCGTGTCGTCCAGCCAGATCAGCGCAATTGCCATTTCCGGGTGCGGTCCGGGCGTCGGCTCGACGTACCGCTTGTGCAACTCTTTTTGAATCGAGCTGCTGCTGCCAGAATCGGGCCACGAAAGCCGCGACATAATCGCGGTGACATCAATTAACCCAAGCTTGTTGATGTCTTTGATTTTGATAACAAATTCCATGGTAGGTCCTCCGTGACCAACCATAAATTATACAAAGCCGGCGGTCGGACTCGAACCGACGACCTACTGATTACAAATCAGTGGCTCTACCAACTGAGCTACACCGGCATAAATTAAACAGTTTCGGCTATTGAGCCTGTTGGCCAGTAGTATGGCAGATCGACTGGTTCGCGCCAACCAAACTTGGAGTAGTGTTTGTAGTCTTTGCGCAGCAGATTGCTCCGGTGACTGGCATGAAAAGTACGATCGCCGACCCACGGCGGATATCGGTTTGCTATTATTTGCGCGCGCAGCTGAACATAGCTGTCCATGAATTGCGGGCACAGCGTATCGTTGAAGCCGCGGCGAATCCACTCGCGGCAAATTACTATGGCGTAGACGGCAAGCGCGGTTTCAAAACCAGCCCACATACGAACGGCTGGATGGTTGCGCCAGCTGGATGTGCCGGGCTCGTGCTTGCCGACTGGTACACCTAAGCAGAGTAGTATCTGCTTGCATTCAACCCTTTGCTTGCCGAGACGTTTATTGTCCAAGCAGGCGGCCGAGGCGTTAAACCGCGGCAAAGGTAAAAATGTTTGCATTTAACCTCAGTCGTCAAACTCCTCGTTTTCGACGTCAAAATCTTCTTCGTAGGCTGAGTCTTCGTCTTCGTCGTCTTCCCAGTCGTCATCGTCATCGTCTTCGTAATCTTCGTCTTCGTCGTCTTCCCAGTCTTCATCGTCATCGTCATCATCTTCGTCGTCGTCGCTGAAAACGTAGTTGGGTTTGTGGCCGACGTCTAAGTCGCTGTCGTCATCGTCATCGTCATTGTCGTGCACAAACTGCCACTCCTCCTCGATGAAATCGTCGTCGAGGCCGTCGTCGTTGCGCGCGATCGTATCTTTATGGTCACGACGAAAAGATGCGGGTTCAAAGTAACGCATAGTTATCCAATTTCCCGAGCAAGATCTAGGTTGGGCAACAAGTATTGATCACACCACGCACTGCTGACAAGTATGCCGGGTAAGTTTCTTACGGCTTCGTCGCCAACAAATACGTTGTTTGCCGTTAACAGGTCGACGATGTGTAACCAGTTTGGCGGCAATGCTTTACCGTTATAAAAATAACGATCTATAGCCTTTTGATTCAACCACCAATGGTCTTTTTTACGCAACAGATAATTGGTCGGTTGATCTGCTTTTCTTGCTTGGGGTAGGACGTCTAACTTGCCGTCTTGAACCGCTGTACGCAGTTCCTGAAAAAGCGCAATATCTGCCTTATCCGCCGTGATTAATCGATTCTCGGCATAAGCAAGCTGGAATGTTGCATTGTAGGTTTCGTGGAGCCAGCTGTGCATGTCGGCTAGCACTGCGGCAGTAGTTTGTGCACCCGCGAGCGCTAGGCGCATTCTATTTTTTAGCGCGCGCTGAATATACGCCGGCAGCACGTAACGCAGCGGCGCGTAATCGGCGTTGGCGTCAAAACGACCGGTGATCACCTGCCAGCTGTAGCTGGGCGCTGCGGCGGCAGCGACTGGGCTGAGCCGAGTGATGATTGCCCGGTTATGGCACTTTGGCACGATCGGGCCGAGGCTCATGTCATCGAACACGTTGGAAACGAACAGCGGCCATTCGAGTTCTTTTGTTTTGAGATAAACCTGTTGAGTAGACTCCGACCGCCGTAGATACGTCGACCGTAGCTCGTCACAACCTAGCGCGGCACCGATCTGTAAAGCCGCCGCGTATGCCGGGCCGGTGATGGCCGTGGCGGTTGTTTCGCGACGCAGAATGACGTCTACAAGGTTTGCTGTGATTGCCGCGACTACACTCCAAGTGAATGCGTTTTCAGGGCTAGGTGTGAGAAACTGCCTGATTGCCGGCGGGGCGACAGCAACAGGTTCAGGAAACACAGCCGATTTGTTTTTAGTTGTTTGTTGCGGTGTTGGCGCGATTGTGCCGTTTGCGCGAATTTCGTAGTTCGCGAATCGAAATACGCTGGCGCGCTCGTCCCAGCCGACGTGGCTAGAGACGCCAACAAATTCTGGCTGATTCAACTCAATTGAGATGAGATGCGCGCGCTTGTTCCAGCGCTTGTCGAACGTGATCAGCTTTTTGTGCGGAGCTGCGTGCGCGGCCGCGAACTCAAACAATCCCATCGACTCGATTCTGTGCGCGCTTTCTGTGAACGGAATTTCATCGTCGTTTAGATAAATGATTCCGCTGTATGTGCGTTCGCCGTTGTCTGACTGGATGATTTTATTGATAACGATGTTTGCCGAGCAGACTCGTTGATCGTTCGTAGTCCACCAGCCGTCGCGGCGCGGTTTTACCAACCAGCGCCAACCAGCGCGTGCTGTTCGGCTAACCGGCGTGATTTTGATATTCGCCATCACGCGATCAGTGAAGCCGGGCGCAAAGCGGTCATCGACCCGCTGCAAAAACGGCACAAGCTTGTCGGGCGGGATCGTTAGCCGAGAAGCGAACGACAGCGCTGCGATCTCGTTCATGCCGCCAAACAAGCGTTGTAAACATGTCTGCCACGTTTCAGCCCGGCTACGCAACGCAGCCAACTGGCTCATGGCAAGTGTGTCGAGCCGCCGTTTTGGTTTGTGGTCGCGCGGCATGACGGCGAGGTAGCCGCGGGCAATGCAGGTACGGCTGATCAGGTCCGGCGTGGCTGACTGTCCGTGGAATATGCGCGGCGAAGGCAGAAACGCCGACCAACTGCGCCCGCTGCTGTTTGCGGCGCGGCCCGTATAACTGGCCATAAGCGGAAGTAACGATAGCCCGCGGCGCAACATCTCGCACTGCATCGTTAACGCCCACAACGGATCGTCTACGATGAACTGCGTGTTTTTTAAGGTCTCAGTCGGTTTGTTTAACGCCGTGCGCAGCAAAAAGTAACCGGCTTCTGGTGTCACACGCTTGTACCCGGTTATAGGAACAAAATGCCGCTTGTCGGTAAAATCTTCGCCATACTGGATAAGCAGCACGCCGGACAAGCGCCCGGGAAGATCGTAATACGGAAATACGATACTGGCGCCCTTTGCCCGGATAGACTTGGGCGGTATACGGCGCATGGTCTGGCAAAGCTCTTCAACCTGCTCCTGATACGCCACGCCAATTAAACCGGCGGCGTTAATTTCATGCTGTACGCCCAGTTCCCGGACGCGCAGGGCAATCACGTCGTCTGAGTGGTTCCAGATTTGGGCTTCGGCGTCTAGCCAGAAATTTTCGGCTTTTTGATGCCGCTCGTAGCCAGCTATAAAATCCTCCGCCATATTGTCTTTTTCGGCGGGCGTAATGAGCTGCTGGTCGACAAATTTGTTTATCGCGGCGGGGAGGCTTGTATTCCACACCGAGGCCGCAAACGTTATGATATCTCCATGGGCCAAGCACGAATTACAGTGCAGCCAAACGCCAGCAGTCGTCGGATCGTCAAACAGGTGCAACGTATTTTGTTGACATAGTGGACAGTCCACGACCGCCGGGAAAGTTCCGTGTTCCGGCGCAACACCTAATGTCGCCAGCGCACTCAAATGGTGCTGCCGACCGATTAAACAGGTAGGAAATCCCATGACAAATATTCCGCTCGATCAGGCACACGACGTCAGTGGTCGCGAAACGCACCGGCTCACCACCCTGTACCCGCAGCCCGACTTCGTTAAAAGCGCGGCGCAAGACAAGCTCGTCGGCAACGAGACCCTGCCCCGGCATTTATACGCCGATCAGCGCAATAAACTTTATCCGTGCCATACAGCCGCCGCAACATGGATGTCCGCGCTTTTTTTCGCGGACAAGCAGGCGTCGTTCACCCCGGCTGTTGCGGAGAGCATTAAATCTAGGATACACCAAGCGGCCGAATATTTCGGCATCGCTGGCGCCGTGGCCGAGATGGAAGAGAAGGCTGCTGCCGCCGGGCAGGTCGACATTAACAGTCTGCCGGACTCCGAGTTCGCCGTGGTATGGGTCGGCGACAACGGCGCCAAAGAGCGCCACTGGCCGCTGCGCAACGCCGAAGAAGTCAAATTTGCGTCAGCGCACTTTAAGAAATTCCGTGACAACTTCGTGTTTGAAGACCGGCACGTGATCGCAACTAAGATCCTCGAAAAGGCTGCGCAGTACGGCGCTGACGTTTCGGAGGCTGAGGGCACACTGGAGCTTGCGGCTGGGTTTGGCGCGTGTGCCGCCAAAGTTGCCAGCCAGATGATCAAAGACCGCGTACGGCTCACCCAGCGTCAGCACACGGAGCTGGCGGGAGAGTTGTCCAAGTTAGCCGAGGCTATTGACCGGAACCCGGAACGGGCCCGTACGGTTGAGACTCGACTGAAGTTGGCGAGCGCGGTCGATAATTTCGATCGGAGCACAAATCTCCATCGACTCTACGACGCCGGCGGGCTTCCGCGCCCCGAAGAAGTTCTGTTCGCCATCACCGAAAAGGTGGCGCGGGACTTCATGACGCAGAACGTCGAGACCACCACGGGCAACGTCTATGCTCTCGAAGATCTTGAGAAGCTGGCCGTTGAAGACGTGCGCGAGTGGCTGGGTGACGACTTTGCTGACGCGGTAAGCGCCGGCGGCGTGTATATGGATCGCAGCAAGCTGGCCGCAATCGTACCAACGCTCGATCGCGGTATGGCAGCCATGCTGGATCGTCTCATGTCGGAGAAGAGCGCTGGCGCGGTCGTGAAGTCAGCGTCGGCCGACAGCCTTCTTTCGCTTGAACGCCTTCGCGAGCTTGCGCGGAGCTGAGGCTTTCTTCTTTTTCTTACGCGGAGCCGGACCGAACAACGACTTAATATGTCGGAGTACGGTCGCTTCGTTCGTACGTTTGTAGTTCACGTTGTCCCACGCTTGGTCGGCGTGCTCAACGCCGCGTCGCGCCGCCTCGACGTCGTGAATGAGGCTGTATTCTGGGTTGTACCACTTAAACGCGCGACCCTTACCTTTGTTCCACGTGTAGTCCGCCACGGATATTTCAAAGACCGTGTGCGTCGCAGTGTCGATGATTATTTGCGCGCCGGCTTTAAACTGCCTTGGTTTATTTTTCAGCGGTACGGTAGCGTCAAGTATTTGCGCGTTGTTGCCGTAACAACCCCAACAAAACTTATCGCTATCGCTTATGCGAAACTGGCAGGCATTGAAAAATCTGTTAATACGCATAGCGCCGCATTGGTCGAATTTCATTTTGATATCAAGTCCTTCAGTTTGCGGAGCAGTTCGCGCACGGCCGTCCTGACCGGGCGCGGCGTTGTCGGCCGCGGAAGAGCTGCCGGGTCAACGTTCTGCGAAGATATGCCGCCGAATTCTTCTGGGTGCTGCCGGCAGTATTCGAGATACATCTGCCAGTTTTCGTATTCGTCTCGGTCGGCTGGGTTTTCGTACGGAATATAAGGTGGCGCGTCAGGTACTCTGTCGTTCCAGCCCATTGGTCTTCTCTTTGTCCTTTTCTTTGGCGAGCAGTTCACCCCGAACAATTGACAGTGCTTGCGGCGCGGTAAGTCCAATTTTTACGCGGTCGCCGGTAATCCCTAACACCTTGACGACAATGCCGTCGCCAATCACAACTTCCTGTTCTGTTTTCCTTGAAAGTACAAGCACGGTAGCTCCATCATGATGAGGCTGAATTCTGCAGCAGCTCTACGACGTATTTCGTGTTCCCGTTCTGCAGATCCAGCGCGGTTAACTGTTTAACAAGCAAATCCGTCTTCAGGCGAATTGATTGATTAATATCTTCGGTCTTTCCTGCCTCCAAATCATACACGGCGTTGAACATCGTCGGGTCGTCCGAGAAGTCGGCTATGTTCGGACTAACACGGGCCGCCCGCAATGCAATCCGTAAAATATCCGGCGCGTTGATAATCCCCTCGCTGTCGAGCACGGCGCCGATGTATGCGCGGATCTCGTCAGTAAACGGTTCCGGGTCGCTGTCGTCGGGCGGGCTGATGAGTAGCGCTTCTGTGATGCCCCACGCAACTTCTTCCGCGTCGGCCGGGTCCCACATGTCCGGGCGATACGTGTCGCCGCCTAACACGTTGCAAAACGAAATGAAGTCAGGCAGGTTTTTGAAAAACCGGTCAGACGTCAAAATCTGAATAGCGACCAACAGCTTGTCGAGCGACAGCTGTGGCAGCTCGACGTCAAACTCTTCTTCGACTTCGAGCGTGATCGTGGCCGGATCCCAGTCCAGCGCCTCGACGCCGAACCTATCCAGATACAGCGTCAGCAGGACGCTCGCAAACGTCTCCCGGCTTTTCCACGCTTCCTGCATTATCGTTTTTGACATTGAGACCGGCCCTAGTTTCGATGATGTGTACGCCCCGGCGGTACAGCTCATCTAGATTATACGCGATTGTCTCCAGTGGGCGGCGCGGGAGGAAGTCGATCTTTTCGCCTGATTCTAGCTCTGTCCAGCCCATTGCGCCGGTCCACGTGGCGTACCGGCCGTCACCGAAGGCGAGATGCGTGCCGCAGCCTTCCGGGACAGCTGGCAGCTCTAGGGTCTGCCGCGTCTCCCGCAGGAGCTGGCTGAGCAGCAGCCGCTGCTCCCCTGACAGGAAGGTGAGGTTTTCCAGCATGTCAGCGACGAGCAAATAAAACACGGCCTCTTCTGTTAACACGGCGTCCGCCGCGGGGGGCTGCGCCTGCAGCACAGATACGAAAACATTGCGGATTTGCAACTTGCTTAGTTTCACAACCCGCATTACCATATCGAGCGTCAGGTCGTTCTTCTTTTCGGAGGTAACTATGTCCGTTTCCATCGTTGATAACCTTTCTAACATCACGCAGGGTCGGGCTGAGATTGTCGTCAGCGCCGATGGTATCGAAGAGCTTCTGTCGGCTGCAACTGCGAACATGGTGCTGCAGAAGGCGGCGGAAGCTGGATTGAACCGCCCCGGCGTGTCTAGCGCGAGCGGGCCGTATCCGGTGGACGGCGAGGGCAAGACCGACGACGAGCTTATGATGGGCAAGCGGGGCCCGGTCGCCGGCTACCGACGCGACTTTGTGATTCTGGCCTCGCTCTGATCACACGTCGTCTTCGCGGTCGACAAAAATCATTTTGCCCGGGCGGCCCGCGGTGAACGGAACTACGGCAAAGCACACCGGTGTGCGACAGTCTATGTCTACGCGCTTTGCGCAGGCGTAGCCTGTGCGGAAGCTCATGTTTTTCGCCGCGTCGATGGCGTCTTTTTTGTGCTTAAATAAGCCGACCGGGACGTCGTCCATCGTGTGACGCCAGACGACAAGGTACCCGTCGAGCGCGCTCCAGTTGCCGATCGTGGCTCGCGTATAGCTCCACGGCGCCTGCTTGGTTTTCTTTTCACCCACTGAGGCGCGCGTAGCGCGCCTCTTCTTTTGCGTTTTTGATATTTTTGTGGTCACTCTTCTGCTCCAAACTTATCGATGTGGGCGAGGCGGGCGCAGTAGAAATCTGCCACCATTCCCGCCACGGCTTGAAACTTTTTCTCAATGTCGGGCAGGATCTGCTCTTTGAATACCCGCGTAATTACTTTGCTGAACTCAACTCGTGCTTCTTTCGTGTAGCGCGCCTCACGCGCCTTCTCTGCGGCTTTACGAATTTCGGGGCTGCTATCAAGCTGGATCTGCAGAAATGCAGGATTCACAAACTCGATGATGTGGCCGTACGTTTGCCGCACGTCATACGGATACGGAACGTCAAATACGCCTTTGCCCGGCCAGCGTTCGCCGTTGACCTCTTCTTCTGCCATGTAGCGCAGTTTTCCCAGCGTCCACCCAAAGGCTGCGGCGTCGTCATTCGGTTCGGCCATGACGAAAGCCGGCTTTGGGGCAGCGGGCTTCTTATCTAATTTTGCTTTGCTCTTTTTCGCCATGTGCAACCAATAGCTAAGGAAAATTGGAACAGTTTCGTTCTGACTGCGTAGCCGGGAGTCACATCAGCGCCATAAAGACGATAGATGTGTCCCGGCTACACAGCCAGAACACGCCGGTGATTAGTCACCAGCGGTACAAGTAAGGTACGCATGATAGCGCGCAATTTCCTCGATGTTAGGATCGATCTCTTTAAACACTGGCTCGTCGTCCATCGTAGCCAGTTCACCACGCAGCATTGCCGCGGTGTACTCGTTGTACAGCCGGGACATATGACCACGTAATTTTCGCGTGGTGCGCTTGAGCACGCATTGTTGCAGAAATGCTGCTCGCTCCCAGAAGTTCGCTATTTTTGCCAATTCATCTGCGAACTTCTCTGCAGTCCGATCGAACAGCAGGTACGCCTTTTCAGGTACGATCTGAAACTCTGGCGCCCGTTTACTGCAACGAGTCGTGACTGCGAGGCGGATTTTCTCCGCGGTAGCCGAAAGAGACATGCGTTAACTCCGTTGTAACGCGGTGAAACGGAGCTGCTGATACGATACAGCAGCGACATTAAATATGCCGCGATTTTTGCAGAAATTTAGCTGCCGTTCGGAGTTCGCGAAAAGCGAAAGTGCCTGTGATTACAGGACTTACGACGCAATTGGTCGTGTTCTGGAAAATGGAAAATGCAACCGCCGCCCCTCGCTGCCTAAGAGCATGAAGCCCGGAGGTTACGTGGCACGTAACCTTTCAGCAGACCGAAGGGCGGCGGAAGATCGCAGCCTACACGTGGCAGGTGCGGCTAGAAGGTCAGCTGTACAGCCTGACCACCTGAATTGATATAGACGACCCTGACCTTGTTGGCGTCGAGCATCGCTTTTAATTGGGCCTTCTTTTCAACGCTCATGCCGGCCAGACAGGATTTAATTTGCGCCATAGCGCTGCGCCGTTTCTCCTGCCGCTTCTGTGCGCAAGCGCCGCAGCTCCCGCCCGTGTTTCGAAACAACTCTTTTTTGTTATAGAAGCACGGAATCGACTCCGAGTAGGTCGGGTCGTTGAGCATGGAAATAATTGTGCTGTCTTCAAGCACTACCATGTCGCGCATACAGACCTCACGGATTTGTAAGCGGCGGGCCAACCCATGTCTCGCCGCCCGGAAGCAGCGTGTCGGTCAGGTCGAGGGTTGTCTTGAGCCGCTGAACGTCGTCGATCACGCTCTCAATGAATGACTTTACTTCTGCGCGCGATCTGAGCAGGACGTCGACATAATTCAGCCGGAACCACGCAGGCCGGGCGTTCATAATCGGATCGTCTTCGGGATATTCTTCCAGATCCGTCGGCGAGCATACGTGATCAAATGCGCCCACTTTCTCAGAGGCGCCCGGCTTTAGCGGCAACATTTGGTACGCAAAGATCTTGTCCGACATGTTCGCCGCGTTTGACGCCGTAATGCGGACGCGGATGCCGTCGGTCGTGTCGAAGTTGTACCGGCTGATTTGCCACGAAAGTTTGACGCGGCGACCGTTATTGGGTGCAGGGGGCGGCGGGTCAATATCGGGGGTGTAGAAATTCAGACCGAGCGAATCAGGCAGCTCGATAACGCCTTCAATCGGATCTGGTTCGCAATTGTTCGGCATGACTGGCTTTCTATGTTAAGCGATTACTTGCCCGATAGGGAGCACCCGGGCTGTGACGTTAACAGGGCCCGGAACGGTTGAGCGCACATAGGCCAGCGCCAAGCCTTCGTTATCTGTCGGGCCGGGTTGAGTGATTTGAGCGGTTGGGACGTCTGCGATGATTTCAGTTTGGCGGCCGGAGACCGGGCGGTTCCAGTGGTCGCGCAGCCGGATTTTGATAACAGCGGCGTGAGTGCCGTCAGCCAGAACCTGCGGTTTTGACCCGTACAGGATTTTGGAGTTTTCCGGGCTGACGTAACTCATGGATACGTGTACCTTTGCGGTGCGCTTCCGTTGGGCGGCGCGTAATATATTGTAACGCCGGTGGTTTCGATATTCGGCGTCTTAGCCACGAACTGAATAAATTGATTCATCAGTTCGCGGTTGTTTTCTTTTGCCGCCTCAAGCGTGTCGAGAAACGCGGCAAGGCACGGGTTTAGCGTGTTTAGATCCGCGCGACACCGACAACCGCGATCCTTTGCCGATTGGTCATATGCGGCGCGGCAGGCTTCAAATTGGGCTTTAAGCGGCATTAGGCCCGGAACGGCCGCGAAAAAATTATCTTGCTGCATCAGCTGCATGATATTGTCGCGCCCAATAGAAATCATGCGCGTAATACGCTGTGTCATATAGCCCTCGCGTGATGCGTCGCATTCTAACTAGCCGGCGAATTACACGCTACGATTGCGCTGCAGATTTTACCGCGGCGCGTAACGCGCTGTTTGTTTGCAATTCAGTAATGAGTTGCGTAAGTGTAAGTTCGCCTTGCGGACCTGTGGCGCCGGTAGCGCCCGGGTTACCGCACGGGCCAGTCGCGCCAGTAAATCCGGCACCCTGCGCTCCGGTAGCGCCCTTGGGACCGGTCGGGCCTGTAACGCCGCGTGGACCTGTGGCGCCCTGCGGACCTGTCGAACCCGTGTCGCCGCGTTGGCCACGAGCCCCTGCCGGGCCGGACGGACCCTGTGGACCTTGCGCCCCCTGCGGTCCGGCCGCGCCTTGCGGGCCCATTAAGCCCTGCGGCCCGATTAAACCTTGCGGCCCCTGCGCCCCTTGCGCCCCACGGTCGCCTTTCGGGCCCGTCTGCCCGCGCGGACCCGTAGCGCCTGTGGCTCCTGTAGCCCCTGTAGCGCCCTTAGCACCCGTTGGGCCTGTCGGACCCGTCGAGCCCTTAACGCCGCTTATACCGGCCACTCCGGTTGGTCCTGTGGCTCCTGTGACCCCGTTGAGACCTGCCGGGCCTGTCGCGCCTGTGGCCCCTGTAGCCCCCGTGGCGCCCTGTATACCTGAAACCCCTGTCGGCCCAGTAGCGCCTGTTATGCCTTTGGTACCAGTCGCGCCAACACGACCCTGCGGCCCCGTAGCGCCTGTAGCGCCTTTTGGGCCGGTCATGCCGACAGCGCCTTGCGGGCCTACGGGCCCTCGCGCGCCAGCCGGACCCGCGGGCCCGGCGGGGCCGGGATTACCCTGCGGTCCCTGCGGACCAGCCGGGCAAACACCACAGCCGCCGCCGGATTCGGCCAGCACAGGTCCGTCGTACGGGACGAACTCGATATCGTTATTGTTGGGTTCTGTCGTCATTTAGTTATTTAATACCGAGCGCAATGCGTTACGCAGGTTGGTGTTTGTATTAATTTGGGCAATAAGCTCGTTAAGGAACGCGCCAGATCGCACCAGTTCAGTAAGATTGAGCGTAACGCTGCCGTTAATCGCAGACGCGTTTGCAGTAATCGTGCCGCTACCAACGGCTGCCGGCGTAAATGTAATTATACCGCCGGTTGGTATAACTCCGGTTGCACCCTGCGGCCCTGTCGCCCCGGTTGCGCCCGAATTGCCGCACGGACCTGTCGCGCCAGCAATGCCGCTGGGACCAGTTGCGCCTGTAACACCCTGCGGGCCGGTGGCGCCACGTGCGCCAGAAACACCCGCCGCACCCGCGGGACCAACAGGTCCGGTCGAACCTCGTGGGCCAATTGTTCCTTGTAAACCTTGCGGACCAGTCGCGCCCTGAATGCCTGTGGCACCCGTTTGGCCGTTCTGCCCGCTCTGTCCTGCGGGACCAGTCGCGCCACGCGGGCCAGTAGCGCCCTGCGGGCCGGTTACACCTGTCGGGCCCTTCGCGCCCGTTGCCCCACGAGCGCCAACAGCGCCGTCAGCGCCCTGCGGTCCGGTGGCACCTTGCGGGCCTTGTAAACCAATCGGGCCCGTAGCGCCGGTCGCGCCACGCGTCCCGGTCGTACCTTGCGGGCCGACAGGTCCGGTCGCGCCGGTTGCGCCAATAGCGCCCGTTGCGCCCACAGGACCAGTCGCGCCGGTAATACCTTGTGTGCCCGCCGCGCCCGTCGGACCCATAGGGCCTGTAGCGCCACGCGGACCGGTTGGGCCCATGACGCCTTGTGGACCTGTGGCGCCTTTGTCGCCTTTGTCGCCTTTGTCGCCTTTTGGACCGGTGGCGCCTTTATCGCCTTTATCGCCTTTATCGCCTTGCGGTCCGGCGTCACCTTTTGCGCCTGCATCGCCCGTGCAACCCGTCGGTCCCATTTCGCCTTGCGGCCCGATAATGCTTAGACCCGGCACGCCCTGCGCGCCGATGTCGCCCTTGTCGCCCTTGTCGCCTTTTTCTCCCTTGTCGCCTTTAAGTCCTTGCGGCCCCTGCATACCCTCCATACCCATAAACCCTTGCGGGCCGCGTGGGCCGGGAACACCTTGATTACCTTTTTCGCCTCTTTCGCCCTTATCGCCTTTTTCGCCTTTTTCGCCCTTGTCGCCCTTATTGCCTTTTGGACCGGGGTCGCCTTTTGGCCCGGGGTCACCTTGCGGCCCCGGTTCGCCTTGTGGACCGGTGGCGCCCTGCTCGCACGAACCACCACCGCCGCCCGAACCACCACCACTAGAGCTAGTTGGGCATTCGGTTGTGTTCAGGTCAATGTTGATTGTTAACTGGCCGCTCTCGGCGTCGTAATCAAGGCTGCCGCTACCGACACCAGACGGAGTGATATTTACTGTGCCGCCGCTGACGCCTTTCGGAATGTATGCGTAGCCACCGACTTGATACTTACAGCGTGCGGTCTCTGTTATCTCGACAAAAATTTCTGGTGTGCCGCCGCCGTACGGCCGCATATCAAGATTGCCGCCGGTAAATTCGGGGAAACATGGCGCCGGAATGCCAAGCTCAATCTTGATATCAAACAGGCAGACGCCGGGTTCGTCACCGGATGTGCCGCCGACCTGTGTCGGAACCACGGTGCCGTAGCCGTACAGGTACTCCGATTCCGTCACATTCACGTCTAATGAAATTTGCGGGCACGGTTGCGGCGGGCATTTTGGAATCCAGATGTACGGCGTCAGCTTGAACGCGCAAAGATCAAGTTGCTCAACCAGAATCTCGGCGCGCGGTTCGATGCCGCATCCCGTCAGCGCAATACCTTCACCGCCTTCGATCTTCGGAATACACGGTTTTGGTATCCCGATATACAGCGGCAATACAACGTCGCAGTAATAACCCGGATCAAAGTTAAACATCGGGCCGCTGGCAAACGCGTACGGGTCTGCTTGTGGCGGCAAAACGCGCATGTCCACAACCATCGAGACGGTTGTGCACGGCGGTTTTGGAATTTGAATGTACAGTTCAAAATCGACTTCAAAGCAGCAGACGGGCGGATTGTTTGTGCCGCGCTTCTCGTCGTACTCGGCGCATTTTTGAATCTCAAACTTGAACTTTGGCGCTACGTCATAGCCAACCTCGTGTTCAAGGTTTTTGATGCGCACGTTTGTGCACGGCGGTCGTGGTGTGGGGATGTCAATGTGCAAATCGAAAAAGAATGTGCACGAGCCGGGGTCGTTGCATGTCGCCGGCGTAGACGTCGCAATCAGATTAAAAAAGCTGGGCGTGTTGCTGAGCCGTCCGCCCGGACCATCTTGATAATGGCTGTTGACGGTCATGAACTTCGTGATCGTCGGGCACTTTGGGCGCGGGATCGGCACTACGATGTCAAGAACGATGTCGAAGTCGCACCGTTCTGGCTGATCGCAACCTTGCGCCGGCGTAACAGTCGTGATGATTTCAAACTTCGACGTTCCGCTACCGCAGCTTGTACCGGCATATCCGCTTTTTACTGTGAACGATTTTGCGTTGAGCGAAATGCACGGTGGCGCCGGGATCGGAATAACGATTTCCAGATCAACGTCAAAATCGCATTGGTCGGGTGTGTTGCAGTCGCCCGGCGTGATGCGCGGCGTGATTTCAAAGCGGTTTGATTTACCCTGCACGCACGACGAGTCGGCGAAGCCGGTGGTGACCTCAAACGTGTTAACGTTAATGTTTGGGCAGGGCGGCTTTGGAATCGGGATATCGATCGTCAGCTCGATATCAAATTCACACTGATCCGGCGTGTTGCAATCGCCTTTGGTATGACGCGGAGTGATTGTGAACGTAGACCCGCCACCCGAGCCGCACGTCGGGTCGTCGTATTTGACGTTGACCTCAAGCTGCGGCTGATTGATTACCGGGCACGGAATGCGCGGAATTGGAACAACGACTTCGAGATCGACGTTAAATTTGCACTGCCCCGGGTTATTGCAGTCTCCCGGGACGTGCTCTGTGCTGATTTCAAATTTTGAGCCGCCTTGCACGCACGCCGAATCCGAGAAGCCAGTTTTGACTTCAAACGTGCGTCGGTTGATGATTGGGCACGGCGGTCTGGGGATCGGAACACTGATCTCCAGCGTAACGTCAAACTCGCACTGATCGGGTGTATTGCAATCGCCCGGTGTATGTCGCGGCGTGATTTCAAACTTAGAACCACCGAGTCCGCAGCTTTGATCGTTGTACGCTGTTTTAACCGTAAACGTCGGCGTGTTAATGATTGGGCACGGCGGCCGCGGAATCGGGATGTTAATCTCTAGGTCGACATCGAACTCACACTGATCGGGTGTGTTGCAATTGCCCGCGGTGTGCCGCGTTGTGATATCAAATTTTGAGTACGGCGTGATGCAGCTTTGATCGTTGAAAGCTGTGTTTACGGTAAGCGTCGGTTGGTTGATGATCGGGCACGGCGGCCGTGGGATTGGAATGACGATTTCCAGATCAAAATCGAATTCACACTGATCGGGTGTGTTGCAATCGCCCGGTATGACGCGGGACGTAATTTCAAACCTGTTTTCGCCGACAAGGCACCCAGAGTCGTCGTAACCGGACGTGACTTTAAATGTTGGCGGATTTAACGTCGGGCACGACGGCCGCGGGATTGGGATCGCGATTTGCAGGTCAACGTCGAACTCGCAGCGGGTCGGCGTGTTGCAGTCGCCGGGAACCTCGCGCGCAGTGATATTAAAATAATTTTGTTTGTTCAGCAGGCAGTTAGCGTCGGAGTACCCACTGTCGACCGAAAAATTCGTCAGGTTAATAACGGGGCACGGGGGGCGCGGAATCGGCACGGCAATCTCAAGCTCGACTTCAAAACGACACTGATCGGCTGTGTCGCAATCACCGGCTGTAACTATCGGCGTGATTGAGAATTTATTTTGCGCCCCCACCATGCACGCCGAGTCGGAGTACCCAGACCGGACGGCAAAGTCTGTAATGACGATTTGTGGGCAGGCTGGCTTCGGCACCGGGATTTTTAAATCCAAGTCGATGACGAACTCACACTGATCCGGGGTGTTGCAGTCACCGGGTGTGATGATCGGCGTAATTTTGATCTCGCTGGTTGGAACGACGCAGTCTTGGTAGCCGACCTCTAATCCGAACTCGCCGGCAGAAATAACCGGGCACGGAATGCGCGGGATCGGGATATTTAGATCAAGCGTGACGTCGTACTGGCACGGGTCGATGTCGCGCCGTTCGATTTTCAGTTCGTTTTTCGCTGGCGGGCAGGAGCCGCCGTCGTCGATGAAGTTGACGCCGATTGCTGTTAGCGTCGAAAAATCAGGACACTTTAACCCTACTTCAGTGGGCGGTTCTATCGGAATGATCGGCGCGGCGCATCCGTAGATCGGCGGCGGCAGTGGTGCGATATCGCACACCGACGAAATAAAATCGAAGTCCGCTTTTGGTACGGGCTCGATTGGGCACTGCGAGTCTTTAAACAGATTTTCAGCCATGTTACGTGCAGTTAACTTGTGCGTTTGGTTTCTTTTGCACCGTGATCGTCCCGTTGTCGATCAAGATGTTAATGCCAGCCCCGCCAATTAAATTCACATTCGACCCGCCGACGCCATTGATCGTGGAAATGATTTCGTTGCATGCTGGGCCGCCGCTGTAGAACTTGCTGTCGGGCGGAAGCTGCTCGCCGGGGTAGAGCGGAACTTCGCTGCCGTTCGCGCACAGCTCCGCGCTTGTTGCTCCCGCGCCCGCGCCTTTCGACGCCGTAACGCTGATTTCGTTGGCGCGCTCTGTTTGCGTAATCAGACAGTTATAACCTTCCTTCAATCGGATGTCGCCCTTCATGCAACGCGCGTTTAAGACAACCGGGCGATTGTCGTTGATTCCTGTTACGTCGCACGGCGGTACGCGCACGCGATCATAGTTGCCGACACTGATCGAGCGCAGATACGCTTTGTTCAGGTTTTGCAGCAGGCCCGGTTCGATTTGATAGTCATTTTCCTGAAACGCCCATGTGCCGCCAACCGCTGCTATTACAAATCGCGCGGCCAGTTCCGCCATCGAGCCCGTCACGATAAACCCAGACCAGATCGGCTCGTCGGCGCACGGGTTAGCGGTATCGACCACCGACTCGGCGTACTCGTTTTCCCACTCACCGGCGGCCGTCGAGCGAAAGAACGAAACAGTCGCCGGACTGGCGTTTGTGGCAAATACAAACTCGAAGGTGTAACCCACTTTGTTGATCTGTTTTAACCATACAGTGTGTATGGTGTCGTCAAACTTGGCGTCGAGGCCCATGATGAACCCGGCGTCTAAAATCACGTGGGTGGGCAGCGCCGGAAGCGTGTCCGGTTTGTTGTATACAAACGGATACGCGCGATATTCGTTATCGTTGTAAAATCCGGGACGAGGCATTACACAACGCTCCTGCCGACGGTGTCGATAACAATTGTGTCGCCGTCGACATAGATGCGCAACACAGCGTCGGGCGCAAGTTGATTTGTTGCCGTGAAGGTGAAATTCCCGAATTCGTCCGGGCCGCAGCCGTTGATTGTCTTGATGTAGCGCTTAGTCGGAAAGTCTTCGCTCTGCGGTTCGCACAGGAAACGTTTGAACAGCGGCACGCCAACAATGTCCACCCGGATGACGCCCGGGCCGTCTTGCCGTAAAACAACGCCCTGATCGCCGACGAGCCAAACGTCGCCGGTTAAAAACTGCTTTGTTTCTGGCCGCAGGGCACGCACTCCCGGCTCGTTGGCGGGGATGACCACGCTCGAAACAAATTCGGTCTCGGCCTGTGTGAACGTGTATGTCCCGATAGCCCACGCCGAAAATCGAGCGAGTGCGACCGGCGTTGAAAGCAGCATTCCGGCGGGACGGCCGTACGTGTCGTTGAACGTGATTATGCCGTCAGCTGGCGGGCTCAGCGGGTCGTAGCTGGCGGAGATCCGGGCAGCGAGATCTGAGTCGCCGACGGTTATTGTTATTTTTTGGGCGGCTACCGAGATCGACGAAATGAACGCCCGGGTGCTGCCGCCGATCGCGAAAAAAGACGCGTCGATGAACGTGTCTGCCGCAATCTGAATACTCGCGTCTGTTGAGCTTTGCAGCGTTGCCGTGTCAGCAAACGGATACCGAGACGTTGATTGCTCGTCGCGGAACTCTGGAAATAGAATGCGTGCGCCAGCCATCACTGCACCACAAATTTGTTGAAGAACGTTGACGACTGGTTTGCAAACAAGCCGACCGCGCCAGTGACGTCGCCGGGGTTAATGATGTCGGTAAAGCCGTTAACTGGATGTGCGCCATCTAACTCGGACAGGGAAAACGTGACACTGAGGTTGCTGCCGTTGAGGTTCAGGCTCGCGTACATCCGATACCACGTATTTACTTTTGCGTTGTAGTTGACGGCCAGCTCGTCGGTAAATGTGCCGTCGTTGTAGCGCATGACGCGCACCTTCCCGCGGGTGGCGTCGACCATTACAACGATATAGCGCGTCACGACTTGCCCTAGTTCGAGCGTTTGCGTGTAATTCAGCACGAGCCCGCCGTTTCGCGCCACGCCGTTTGTGCCGATTTTAAACTCGGTCATGATGGAGTGGTTTAGCGCCCAGTCTGTCGCGCAGTTTTTCAGAATCGCGACGTTTGTGCCGCCGATGCCTGCCGATACGTATGTGCCGTGATTTGTCAGCCCGGTTCCGATGTTGGCGTCAAACTCGCCGGGGTCGCAGTTTCCACACACGGGCGGCGCAGTCGTTTCTTGACCTGCGAATACGCCTGTCTGCGTGACAAAGTAGGCGTTGGGCTGGCACGAGCTGAAATCAATGCACAGCGGCAACGGCATGCACGCGTACGCTGGCGTATCCAGCGTTTCGTCGACGATCAGGTCGATTGCCGTCGTCGGGTCAGGCCAGCAGTACTCGTCGATAACAATGTCTGTCTCCACGTAGTTTGTGCCCGACCAGCGATACACCTTGTTCGTATCAAACGCAAGGTACAGCTGATTTGTTTCGCCGGCCGGTGGAAACGCGTTGAGGCTGCTGAACGTATAAATGTTTTCGCCAGTAAGCGTGCAGCAAAGATCTTTGAACTCTTGCGGGCGCTTGGGTTTGTTTGCGTCGCAGACGGCTTTTAAGCTGGTGTCGGTAACAATGTCGGCGCCGCCGCAGTTGGCGAAATTGATATCATTAAAGCCGTCGAACACGATATTGATGTTTCCGTTGCAGTCCGGCGCCACACCATTAATAGTTTCAATAGGCGTCTTCGGGCACGTCCCGCTTTCTGGGCGCTGGCCGCAGGGGCCTAAGAAGAGGGCGAGCGGGTTGTAATCGCCCGTTACCAGCGCTGCATCAAGCCGAAAGACGATGGCGGGGTAGGTCTTGTTTTCGTATTCGATTGTTTCGTATTGCGCGGTAACTGGTGAACTGCCGACAAGATTCACAACGCCTTGCAGCGCTGTGCCAAGGTGGATTTTGCCCAGCGTGGGAATCGGCAGCGGGCGATATGGGCGCGCATTTCGTGGCTGAATGACTGTTTGTTTTGGCGTGCTGTAGCGACCTGTAAACGCCGTATCTGTTCCGGGGCCGAACGCCACCCACCCAGATACGCCGGGCACCAAGGCAGTCACGCTGTAATTCACGTAGGGTGTGATTGGCTGCGGCACAGAGACCGCGCAAATCGTTTGCCCTGCTGTCGCCTCAAGATCGTCAACAACGCCAAAGACGGCAGTCACGATACCGGCGGAGACCGTCAAGCCTTGCACGTAAAGATATTTGCCAAGCGTGTTTGGAAACCGAATATGGCAATCGACAAGAATGTCGTCGCGGATGAACACACCAGCATCGTCCAACCCGCTCGATAAATCGTCGAGCGGGTAGCGCCGTGTAGACTGCAGGTTGTACCAGTTCTGATTACGTATAGACATGGCTTAGCAGGGCGCCTCTGTTTTGCCTTCTGAGTTGCAGTGCAGGGTTTGCACTGTTTCAGCCATCGCGGCGGGAGGCGGCAATCCGTCGGTTAAATCTTTGCCGCAATTTGTTAGTACAGGCGCGCCAGTGTTGAGGTACGTGCCGGTGAGTACGCCTGTGATCACATACGGCCCGCGGGCGCGCGTTTCCTCGACCGCCGGGTTGTTTGGGTCAAACTGGCTGAACTTCAAACGGAATTGCACGTACGCTGAGTCACCGGGTTTCAGTTGCGGAAACGCTGCTGAATACTGCAACCCATCACCACTGACGGTGATGCCAACAGCTCCGCCGCGGATTCCCGGCGCGTGCATCGTCGTGTAGCCGCACTCCAAGCTTGGCCGTACGGCTACTGACGTTTGATTCTCCGGGTCAGACGGCACTAGATCGCCGGCTACATTGAAGGTCACAGTAAGGCGTGTCGGGTCGACGCATGTTTCGCAGGGATTGCATAACATCATGACGACGTCGACGTACGGGCAACGCTGTGGCACCATAAACAATCGCAACGGCCGCTGAACGCTGCATGCGCGCTGATCGAGCCAGCGCGCGATGTTGTTTTCGTGCTCCGTACGAACTTTTTCAGCGCGTTGCCCGATGAGCTTATACCGGTAGCTCGTATCGTTCATGTACTTCGCCGTGTCTGAGTAGTCTTTGCAGCCACAGCACGGGTCGCAGTCGGCGCCAATTTGCTGCTGCGCTGTTGTCGACGGGTTCACCGGATACGGCGGCGAAACACCTACTGTCACAGGCCGGCGAATCCACAGGCAGTCTGTCGCCGACAGGCGGAAGTCGCCATCGAGCGCGGATACGCCGTTGATCTTTGTAATTGGTACAGTCGCGCCGCCGGGGCAGTTTCCGTAACGCCCGAGACCGCTGCCGGCGACAGCGCTAAAGTTAACCTTGGTATTGTTGCGGAAATTCTTCGTGGCGCGCTCAGTGACGGCGATTTCTGTGTTGTAGCCGTTAACGAATTTGAAACTGCCGGTGTAGCGCGGGCTTGTGGTCTGGCCGCTGCGGGCGCGGAGCGTCAGCAGGCGTTTTGGCATCTTGTACACAGCCCGCTCATCCAGCCGAGCATTCGCTGGCGCTAAATACTTGTTGTAGTTTCGTCGTGTGTCGTCGTCGGTCAGACCGCTGTCGTCGTCTGGCCACGTGGTGTAAGCGACGAGGCGGCACACGGCACGGGGCGTCTTCCACTCGTAGATTCTGTAATCAGCGCTCCAGTCCTGCGCGTTGAACGTCACGGCGCCGGCCGTGGTATCAAGAATGACACGTTCGTTTGCGTCGACAATTACAATGTCGGCAGCATGTGCCGTTGTCGGAAAACCGGCGGGCGGCGTGTTTTCAATGCAGCCCGCGCCGTAAAGATATTTAATTCGCAGTGGGTGTGCTGCCGGTGTGACTTGCGGGTCGTATTCGCCTGCGTCGTCGTAGGCAAGATGCAGGTCTGCCAGCAGGTATTTAATATCTGCCGACGGCGCAACAAGCGGATAATCCAAGCCGCTTTGCGGCTGAACTACGCCAAGTCCAGCGCGACCACGAGGGGCGGTTTGAAAGTCGGGGCACGTCATGGATCACCCCGTTGAGCAGCCAGAATCGCCGAGTTGGCTTCCAAGCACGACAAGACTCATCTGGGTCACCTCAGACCCGAGCCGCGTAATAAAGTTTTGCAGCGTGGTGACGCCGTCGCCGAAGCGGTTGATCTGGTCGATGATGGCGTCCAGCTCAGTGCAGCCACAGCACGGCTGCGCGCAGGTATCCGAGAACTTCAGGCCGTTACTCATCGGCGTGATCTGAATGCAGTCGTCCGGCGCCAAGATAAAGTTGCCGTCAGTGCTGCATACGCCGTTGATGCAGCGGATACACGACCCGATCTCTGGCACCTCGCAGTAACACTCTTCGTTCAGGTTCGTGTTTGCGATGGCGTCAAAAATGATCTCAGTCTCGGCCCCAAAGTTGGCGGCCGTGATTCGCACGTTGTTACCGGCTACCAGAGTCACGTCGCCGTAAATCGGTTCGCTCAGTTCGCCGTTGTTTGAAACACGCAGCCGGGTGACGGCGCGGATCATCGGCCGAATCGCGTCGGTTTCAAGCTCACCGCCGGCCTTATCGAACTCGTAGAGTCCGGGCGGCAACTGGTCTATCTCATCGAGGTTGCCGAGCACGACACGGCCGACGCAGTCGTCGAAGTCGCCCACGCCGCCGAGCGCGTATGAGCGGTTTGGCTGGTAATTGCTGCGGATGATGTTAGCCGCAGCAACGTCTACAGACTGCCCGTTGGCTGTGTAGCCAACGGTGATGTTAAAACCGGTCGGGGCAATTAATACGCTTTTGATATGAAAGTTGTTGGGCGCAAAATCTAACCCCGAGTGGATTGGTAGGTATAACGCAACAATGAAGCTGTCCGGCAGCCGAATTGTTCCGTCAACAGATGTTTTGGTGGCGCGCTCCGTCAGCGGGTACGAGCGCTGCGAATTGTGGTTGAGCCACTGTAGGTTCCAGTTTCCGATCGGCATGGCGGCTCACCTATTATGTCGCGCTATAGACGATGCCTGTGACGCGTAATACGCCGATTTCTCCGTAGACGTTGTCTTCCGTGCGACCGATTGTGACCAGCACGGTATCACCTTCGCTGACGGCAAACTCGTCGCTATCGCGCTGGATGACACGATCTATGTATAAGTTGGCGCTAGAGTCAAAGATCAAATTAGTGTCCGCTGTTTCAAGCGCCAGCCCGTCTGCCCCGGCACTCACCGGGAGCGCGAGGATTCGGCGAGTCATGTACAGCGAGGGCATTACCTTGCGTTGCGTCTGTGTGCCGTCGCGACCGAACAGTTGCACGCGGATACGCATTTTCAGATTGTCGCCGAGATTGCTGCCCGGAACGTTAAACCGAAGTCGCAGCAGGGACGCTTGATTTCCGGGAAAGCCGAGATACGGGATATCCATGTACAGACGCTCAACCGTATCGCTCAACCGGATGATTTGTGGAGAGATTTCGCGCTCAACCAACTGATCCGTGTAGTCGATGCGGAGAATGCCTTGGTGTAATGTGATCGGGTTGGTTGTGGTTAAATTGAACTGCTGCTTTTCTTCTGTTGTCAGCGTCCGCGGATTGCTGCGCGAACCGGTAATCGCAATCTGGTTCGACAGCGTAAATGCGCCCTCGGCAATCCAGCCGCGAGTCAACTGGTGTCGGTTTACGACGCCCTTCAGCGCTTGCCCGCCACGCGCGTCCCCCTCCGCGATCTGCAGATCTAAGTTCAGTTGCAAGTCGCCAGTAGTCGCCGGGTTGTCTGCGCAGTTGGTGATCGAGATCGGACTTGTAACAGTGGTCGCATCCGGCGTGCTTTCTGTTAACGTGCCGGTGTCGGCGTCAACGTCTTTAACGAGACTCGTCACACTGTTCCTGTCGTTTCCGACTAGCATGCGGAGATACACAACGGCAAGGCGCATGTTCTCTGTGCGCGGGCACTCGCCAACCGGCGGCGGATTCGGATCGGTGGTCGGTGTTTCCGGCCACGGCACATCACCGACACAGTCGCTCATCCACCAAATGCCGTTTGTGTCGCAGATCGCCAATCCGTTGCGACCCAGCGGAATTTCTGTTGAGCCGACGTGCCCGTCGCCCTTATCCCACAACATCGCAACCGATTGGATCGGCAGCGGCGGCCACACGTTCGACAGTGCCGAATGCGCCGCGATGTTGTAACCGAACAGCGCACCGTTAGGTGCTTTGCCGTTAAACACAGAATGGCCGGCCGGCAACCAACCGGGCGTTGCCGCAGCGACGGCGGCATTCTGCGGCGGCGTAATGACTACGCGCTCAACGTCGTTGATTGTTTGTGTCGCGGCCGTGCCGACCGGCGCCGTCGCTAGATCAAACCGATAGTGAATATGCTCGTCAATAAAGTCACGCACGTTCGGCATGACGACGACGCGCGGCACAGTCGTGCAGCTATCTTTCGGGCCTTGTACGTGACAAACGCTTACCGTAACAGCGGGACGCTGCTTTACGAGTTTGCCCGGTACTGCCGACGACAAGTAATAGCGGCCGGGCGTGATCGGCCCGTCGATCGCGTTTTGTAAGTCAGCAATATCGACAATTCCGCGCAGCACGATATCGCCGAGCGTTTCAGACTTTTTAGTGACGCAGATGCCGACGCAATCTGACGACGGCTGTACGACCAGCGTCTGTGTTTCCGGGTCGGGCGCGGCCGCGGCTAGCGCTTTTTCGTATCGGTGTTCAACCCAGTTCCAGAACACCGGCTGACCGGGCAACACATCAGGCGCGATGGTAGCGTTGCTGTCTACCAGCACACGGCCAATTGCGGCCGCGTCGAGCCGGTCTTTGAGGTAGTCGGTGCGTTCCTCCAGCGTGCGGTCGGGGCGGGAAACAATTCCCGCCTGCACCGGCTCGCCGGGGTTTACGTGCTTAATGTTGTGCAGCCAGTTACCGGACATCCTTGTCCTCCGGCAGTTAGTTGATTACAGGAATGCGACATCCCATGTGATGCCGATCTGCGATGACGCTTCCTTGGTCACCTGATGATTACTGTCAAATACTGTGCGCGCAAACACCACGTCTTTTGAGCGGTCGTTCAGTACGGGCGCGGCAACGAGCGCAGCAGCATACACGCGGCTATTGTTGCTGCTGCTGAATTGTCGTTCTTCGCCTTCGTAGACGACGCGCGCTTCCGACGTCTGCGCGAAAAATGTGAGTTGGTTTCCTGCCTGATTCACCGGCAGGTTGGCCTCGTAGCCGGTGGACACGCTCAGTGCTGGTTCAATGCTCAGCGGCACGCGAATAAAGTTTCGCGTTGTGGAGTCGATCAACGAGTTGTAGTACGTGATATCGACATTACGTCCAAACGACGGGGCGGAGATTTCGATCTCGGGGTCAATGTTTTCGTACTCGATATACATGGCCGAAATGTGGTAATCCAGCCGGTCGGGTTGGCGGCGGTAACCGAGTTGCTTGGCCGCAATGAAACCCCAGCCGTATTGAATCTGGTTCGACTGCGAGAACAGCGGTAGCTTTAGACCGGTTTTTTCGTCTACGCTCCATAACGACACGTGACCGCGAACGCCAAATACAGGATCAATGTTATCAGCAGCCATTGGTCTTCCTTATTGACAGGTGCCAGAAACAAGCCGCGCGGTCGCACCCAGATCGCTGACTAAAGATACCGGCACTTCGTCTTTTTGGGGCTCCATTCCTGTGAAATTCGCGACAGCCTCAAAAATGGCGTTTTCTGGGGTTATCTTATCTTTATCGGCCGTCAGCTCGAAAATGACGATCATTGCCGTTTGCGGCGGCAACAATTGGCGCAGATGTCGTATATTGTACAGTCCGAGATGATTTAGCCCTAGCGCGCTGATTGAAATTCTGACAACAAAAACGTTGTTACGCAGCACGTTTTCGACTAAGAAGCGCAGCGGGTTTATTGTTTTTGGCAAGTGGCTGGCGAGTGGTTCTGACGCGGGGTTTACGCGTTTATCTAACAGGTGCGCCAGCGTGCCGATTTTCTGTTTCGGGGCGCAGTCGGGTTGCGACGCCCGGAACTCGGCGGCGGCTTTTCCGCGGTCGTGGATTTCGTCAAAGAAGCGTTCAACGTCGGCCGGGTAACCGCCAAGTCGGAATTTAACGTACGTATAGCCGCTGTGGTGCGCGGTGTTAACTTCGAGCGGGACGGCACGATTCTCGAACACGAGGTCGCCGTAAAAGCATGACGAGAGAAACCCCTTGTCGAGCGCCAGCGCCGCGATTGTTTTACGCACGGGTTGGCACTGCTCGTTATTAGGATCGATCAGCAGCTCGTCTTCGGTTTCTGTGGTGAGTAGTTCCCAGTCATTGCTGGAGAGCAGGTTATTCGGTGGCGGGCAGCAAATTACACCCTGCGCCGCGTCTTGCCGGGCGTATGTGTTGCCGACAAAAAACTCGTGCACGTCGATACCGTATACGAGCTGCGTTCCGGCTGGAATCACTTGCTCAACTTCGACACGCGGCACAGCGTTCTCTGTAAAACGGTACACTGCCTTGTCGGTGATAATGAGCAGCCCAGCGGCGTCGTTGTCAATAAACTCAACGGTTTCTTGCGGGCCGATACTCACGGGTATGCCGCAGATAGCAGCGAGTGCCGAATCGAGAATAGCCGCCGTAGCACCGCCCGAAACCAAACCGGAAATGACCGCGTTTGTCAGGTCTTTGTAGCCCTGACTTGTTCGCAGCTTTATTCCGACGGCGTACGCAAACTGGTTAAATACCGTGTTGTAATCGAAGTTGCCACAAAATCCCCACAGCGTCAGCTCTTCGTCGCCCGGGTCGTCCGGTGTTGGGCGTTTGATAAAGCTTGCGTTCTCGAACGGATCTTGCGCAAAGATAATTGCGTTGTTGTCGCGGTCAATAACGAAATCGGTGTTTTTGACCAGTACGCCGGTCGGGAACGTAATGCGATTAAACAGCTGCGCGACGTCGGCTAGGGCGGTGGGCAGGGGGAACGAAAAAAACTGCGCAGTAGGCGCGACGTCAAATATCAGCTCGCCGTTGAATACTGCGGTTGTGCGATCAAAACGCGCGGCGGTCGTGCGCGCCGAGTTACGTTCAGACTTTTTCAGCACGATCGGCGTCAGCAGTTCTTTGTGGTACAGCGGCACGTCGAAGCGGCTCAACGCCTCCACCGTTTCGACGAGGTTTTGATATGTCTGATTCACGACCTGCGCGGTGGCCGTCACGTACGAATGCACCTGATCTACGCCTGTATAGATCTTCGACCAAAAGCTACCCAGCGCCGCAATCAGATTACGACTGCGGTCCAAATCAGACCCGGGGTAGACAAATTCTGGTTTCTTCATGGTTAGGTCGCCCAGCCGGCAGATACAACAGAAACTGATACGTCTTGCGGCCGCGTTAAAAACACCGTCGTGCGGCCCGTAACCAGACGCGCGACGTCATTAGGCAGCTTGACGATGGTGTTGTCGCGAACAAACGTTGTCGTGCCGTCGGGGCGGCGAATGCGGCCGAACATGTCAATGCCGCCCACGGCCTGCCGACTGTTTAGATATTTATGCGCAGCCGTGCTGATAACAGAAGCGTGCAGCTGGCCGGCAAAGCCGATACTGGCTACCGCGTCGCTTACGCTGCGCTGAATCGCTGCGATATCGGGCGCGGCGTCGGCAGGCGCCTTGCGTACCTCAAACGCAATTTTGGTAAAGCACGGCACAGGCGCTTTGACCAGAATGTCCGTTGCACGCGGACGCGTTTCCCGGCCGGTAAAGTAGTCCTGCATTTCGCCAATCAGGGGCATACCTGTCGTTGTGACGCGATACCATTTTTTTGTTTGACCCGCCACCAACGCTGCGCCGGGTTGAATGTCGGTGTTTACAAATCGTATTACGGCAGTTTGATAACGCGTATACGCGCTTTCATATAAGTACAGCACATCGGGCACAAAATCGAGGTCGGAGAAGTCGACGCCGCGGTTGTCTTCCAGTACAGAGTAATTCACTGGCTGGACAACGGCGGGATCAATGATCTGTGTCACTTCGTAAAAGCCGGGAGCCAAATCGCGGCTGATCGTTACTTGCCAGATTGTGCCGGTGGGTGTGTTGCCGGCCAATCTGCGCTCTTCGCAGTTGCCGCTGGTGTTAGCGTCGTCCGTGTACGGGCCGACATACGTCGCTTCCAGCAGGTGATCTTTCTCTTGCGAGTAGTTGTTTGTCTGCGCGTAAATGTCAACCTTACCGCCGCCAGACACGGGAAACAACGAATGTTGATCGCGCTGCTGTTCAGCGTCGCCGCAACCCAGAATAGATAAATGCTTTGTGTTGCTGAACGCTGGTTGCGCCATAACAGCTGCAACATAGCTGGCGCGGCTGCCGATCGTTTTCGCGGCTAAACCCGTAGACAGGCGCGCAAGATACTCTTCGTTTGTCGCTGGGTTTTTACCGTTGATGAAGTCGGCGGCCGCGTAGGCCGCGGCGGTGTTGTTTAATACGCTATCGGGGGTCAGCGTTGTGCCGCGTTTTAAATTACCGGCCGCTCCCACCTGCGTCGCGACGACGTTGATTGTCGCGGCAAATGTGCCGTCACCGACCGGAATCATTTTGCGTTGATTGGCTTCAGTCAGTGCTTCTGTTGTCGTGGTCGGTAAAGCAACAAACGAATTTGTCGGAACAAACACGAGGTTGTTGTCTTCGGCCGTAAACCGTACGCCTTGCTGGATCTCAGTGCGTACGTCGCCGTTAAAAATGATAGTGACAGTGCCTGTGGCTGGCGTGCCGTTATCGCGCGTCAGGTTAAAATTTGACAGCACTTGATCGACAATTGCCGGATCGGCCAGCGACGGGTTTTCTGTAATTTTGAGCAGGCTGTTGCTCTGCTGCACGCGGTCGATGTTTTCTTGGATCGCAGCATTCAGCAAGCCGTCAAAGTACAGCACCAAATCGTGGAATACGCCGCGGGTCAGCTCGACCTCCGGGTGGCGCTCCGCCATAAGTTGCGACAGCGTCGCGACCATGCTTTGCACTTTGTCCGGGCTCAATTGGCTGAGGCTTGTAATTTCAATTGACATGTAGCACCTATGGCAGCGTAGCGACTGGTAAAATAACGACTCGCTCGTCGCCGGCTTGACTTGTAATCATAACACGCATGTTTAAATATCCGGGCAGAATTGCCACGGACAATAACTCGGCGTCGTCAAAACGCTCGTCGGCTGGCATTCCTTCGTATTCTTCGTTTTGCAGTGTGACGCGAATACGCAAATTTGCTGCATTGAAACTCTGGCGTACGTCAAGCTGCGTCCGCAAACGCCCTTGACGGATAAGCGTCATGAAATCGCTGCCGCGGGACGGGAGCCCGGGCATCGACCCTTTCTCTGTCATAAACTCCAACAGCCAGCGCTGAGACAGCTTTTGGATGCCTGTGCAGATACGCCCGCTATTGTCTTCGTCGTACAGCACGAGCCCGAGTTTTGATTCGCGGGCTGTGTTAACGTTTTGCAGCGCCAGAAAGTCGTATTTGCGGTCGGCAAAGTCGGCAAGACTCATAATCAACCTCCTGCCCCGCCGGCGTCGATGTGCGTCTGTACGTTGTCTTTGAAGAACGAAAACACGCTCTTCTTTTGCAGGCCGTGCCCGTGCAGTCGTCCGTGCATGAACGACATGCAGCGCGCATAGCTGGCGTGCCGAGTCCGCCACGCACGCTCCTCGACCGCCATGAAGTCGGCTTGCCACTTCATCGCAATCAGGTCGCCCGTGGTACCGCCTTCCTTTTCGGGGCCTGCTAGCACCGACTCAGAATAGATCTGGTTGATGTTGTTGCGATCCCAACTTGGAAAGCTCATACCCGGTACATCGAGCAGTTCTTTTGTTTTGATTTCGTCGGGTGTGTGCCACGGCCGCCAGTCCGTCATGTACGTCTCGAAGACTTCGGCCATTTTCTTGGCGCGTTCTTCAAGCTGGTTGATGCGGGCTTCAAATTTGCCGTCGACTTGGCCTTTAGTAGTGCCTGTGCCGGGTGTCGCCATGGTTACTCCTTAGAACCCGCTCTGGGTATATTGTTTGTCGAGCATTGCTTGAATCTTGGCGGCACGCTGGCTGACAGCGCCGGGCGTGATATTTAAACGGCGCGCAATTTCTTGCGTGCTCGTTTTGCGGCGACCGTTGCGCCCCAGCGTCATATCAGCAATAAGCTTGTCTACCGGGCTCAAGTCTTCATACACAAAGTTAAACCACGCGTCTGCGGAACGTGTGCTGCCCGGGATGTTACTGGCAACGTCGCCGCCGTAGCTTTCTTCGTCGCTGACCTCGCGGGTTGTCATACCCTCCGACACCGGCTGATTGAACGCGCGAATTTTTTGAATACGCCGCGTAGACAAACCAGTGTGGTCGGCCAACTCGTCATCTGTCGGGTCGCGGCCGAGCTGGTCGCGCAATTCCGCTTCGCTTTCATTCAGGCGCGAGTAGTCGAGCCCCACCTGTTCTGGGATCGAGATGATGTTTTGTGACTGCGCCGTAAGCCGACGAAGACTTTGCAGCTGCGACAAAAGGTGCGTCCGAACGTTTCCGCGTTTGGGGTCGTACGTGTCGAGCGCTTTAAGGGCCATCAGGCGTGCTCGCGATCGAATTGTCGGGCTCGCATTCTGTCCGGCGTAGCTCATCACTGCCGTGTCGATTACAGGCTGAATTGTGCCGAGCAGCGCGGTATTTGTTTCCGGCGTTTTTGTGGTCTGCCACTGCGCGTACGCACTGTCAAAATCAGAGCCGACACCGGTCGGTTTTGTGCCGGAGAACGGGGCTGGTACGTCGCCCAGAATCGACGGCATACCTTTCGATTTATTTGTCGGGTCAGTGGGCATTATTCTGGCTTTCTGAGCGGGCCGCCGGGCCACTTGGTGCCTTCGGTGTACAGCGGCGCGTATTCTTTGGAAACAAGGTTTGTGTCTTTGTCTTCTTCTTCGGTGCGGATGTACGAAAGCGCGAACGATGTTCCAGCCAACGCGCGCTCTGCGTTAATTGCGTATGACACCTGCGTTACGGCCGCCACCATAAAGCCATCAGACTGAATTTCAGACTGCGGCATCTCAATTTTAACAATACTGCCCGGCGCGATATCAAAACGCAGCTTGCCGGAAAGCTCGCCGTAGCGCTGACTTAAAAACTCTGTTTTGTAGAAGTGTTCGGCAAATCTGTTACAAACACCGCCGGCCATAGCTTCGGCGATGTCGGACGGGAGTAGCCATTCTGGCGGGGGTGCCTCTTCGCCCTCGGCTGGCGCAAGACAGTCGCCGGGTTGTTTGCCTTTGATGCCGGTTGTGGCGCCAGTAAATATCGGCCACGGCGACATGTTCGTTAGCCACGACGGTAGATCTTTGAACAGCTTCAAACCTTTTCGTTCGTCTTCGGGGGCGTCGGGGTACTGTCCGGCTGGCTGCGTATACACGTCTGACATGTTGGCTTGGCCGCCAGTTGCAAGCATCGGATCAAGCTGGCTTGGCCAGAAAACCACAACACGGTCAATAAGCTGGCCGAGCGACGCGTTAAAGTTTGCGTAGCTATATTCGTCGCCTTTGATCACGTATGTCTGGTTGCCGTCGTGCTTCAAGCCGCCAAAAAACGGAATCACGCAGGCGTGTTCAATTGCCGGCGATACGGCAAAGAAAAACTGTGGCGCGTACTCGCCGACCAGCTTGCCCCAGAACGACGTGTACGCAAACGACTCCAGCGCGTCTTTTGTCAGAGCTGTGCGTACGGACTGCTCGACGTTGTGCCCGGGCAGATCCGTCAGGTCTAAACTCAGCGGCGTTGTTTTAACATTAGCCGCTTGCGGGCCCGACGGATCGCCGGCAGGTATGCGTTTCAGCGCTTCAAGCGCCGCGTCGTTGTTTGCGTCGCCAGACGATGGCACTTCCCACTCCGCGATCTTTTTGAAGATCGGTTTGATGACCTCGGCCCACAGGTCGCTTTGGATATTGCTCTTGTTAATAAACTCGCTGTTTGCGTCGATGATTGGCACACTGGAGTGCGCGGTGCCTTCTTTTTGCAGCGCACGAAACGCTGCGTTGGCCGCCATTAAAAACGGCGCATTTTGAAACCACTTGCCGTTCAGCGCCGACGAGTTGTTCAGGTCGTCGAGCCAGTGGATTAACTGGATGACATAGTTAGCACTGTTGTGCGAGCGCTGGTATCCAATGCCGGCAAGCATCCCTTCAAATATCAAAAACCGGCCGTCTTCCATTTTGGTCGTCTTGCCGGCGGTTGGGCTAATCGTGAGCCAGACTTTGGCTTTGTCGCGGGGCTTAAGTGTTTTACGCAGCTTATGAATGGTTGCCTCGCGCGTACGCCCCGAGCGCGCATCATGGCCCACTGCGACCGTCAGAGAAGCCGTCGGAATACTGTTTAGCCCAAACGTAGCCGAAATAGCGACGATATCGTCGAACTTCTGCCCGGCGATTTCGGCTTCTATTTTAAACTTCGAGTAGACGTACGGAATTTCAGCCATTACTGTGCGCCCTGATTCCTTCAACGCGATAGATGTACGCCATCACCAGCCCGGCCAGCCGATACGCCGGCAGCGGATGGTCAAACCACAGATTTTTAAACGTCGCGTACGGCTCCTCATCTGTCAATCCGAATAATTCCAGAAATAACGGCTCTCCAAGCATTTCAAGCGACGGAAACAACGTGGTGATTGCCGGCGCCGGATTTGCTTCGAGCGCGATATACCAACGACCGCTGAACGTGACGGGATCCGTGCTTAACCGTTCTAGGCGCAGTTTGATCCCTGTTTCGGGCAGCGTAATCGTGGGGAGAATATTTGCCGGGTCTAAGGTGCCGCGTGGCTTCGGCTCGTACAGCGTTTGCGTAGTTAAAGAAATATCCGAGTCGATGTTTATCTCTTTGATAAGCACGCCAAAATTATCTTCGACTAACAGCACTTCGTTTTCTTCCGACAGCAGCTGTTCGTAGTTGGTGGGCTGCAGGCTCATTGTGTACTGCCGATTGGCCCGGCCAGTGCTGTTATTTGCCGTAAATTCGCCGCCAAACGCAACCGACCGGGACGGACCAGAAATCTGCGTAAGTCGCAGCGCTGGTAGATATTTAAAACTGCTGTCAGTTGCTTCTGGCCAATACGTGACGCGACTGTCGAGTTTATACAGATAGTCGGCTACTGGTGTTTGGTGCACGTAGCTCAGCAGCTCGCGCGCGCGCAGATTCAAAAAGCGTTGATCAGGGTTGCTACCAAACAGCACGCGGCGCACGGTTTTCAGTGCCGTCGGGAGTACGAGCGGACGAAACTCGCCGGGTATGTATTCGTACCCGGCTTGCTGCTTCTGCGCGCTTTGCGCCCAGATGTTTAACAGGAGTGTGCGGCCGTGATTGATCATGTTATTTCTTCGGTACGATGTTGAAGCGCAGCGACCACTGCCCGACGAGCGTTTGCGGATCTTGCAGCTCTAGGCGCATTCCCGTGAGAAACGCCCAAAAGTTTGCGTCAGCACAGTCGCCGATTTGCACTGACAAGTCACCTTTTTCTTTGATGCGGTTTTTCTGATAGAACTCGAACACATTGCAGAGCTTTGCGTCTTCTGCCCCGGAACAGGTTTTCACGAAGCCGAAGCCAGATACCGTCAACTCGCCTACCCGGTCGCCGAACGCATACACGTAAATGAAGTCGTTGACCGTGTGCAGAAACTGATAGTTGCCGTTCAGTTCAAGCGCAAAACCCCCGATCGGCGCCGTGAGCTTACCCGCGGCACCACTGAAGTTAATTGAGAACACGGACTCTTCCGTGCACGCTTGAATTTTTGCAACCGCGCCTACGCACGGGCTAAATACTGTGGGCATATATCATCTCCCGAATCGCGAGCCGGTGCCGTTCGCCATGTCCACCGATGGACCGTTTTCGGGCGTCTCTTCCATTCGCACACCACTGGCCTGCAGTACGGCTTCGGACAGGCCCTGCAGAATCAGCGTGCCGTTGATGTTCATTTCGCCGCCAGCGCCCGGACCGCCCGCCATCGAGGCGCCACGGCGTTCTTGCTGCGCTACCACGTCTGTGAGCAGGTTGTACCGCGCCTGATCCTTGTCGTCGTCAAAGTAATCGCTAAACCAGCCGCGCTTCTTTTTCTTTTCAAGCTCGCCCAATCGCTGCCGTGCCGCCGTGAGTGGGTCTTCCGCTACGGCGTCGTGCATGGCTTGCTCAGCCAGCAGTTTAATGTGCGGCTTTTCCACGACCTGCGACGTTGAGCCGTCGGGGTTTGTGACGTTAATCTTTTTGGCGCCGTTTTTGCGGAACTCGGCTTTTTCTTCGTCGGTGCCGTACCGTTCAACGTCGAGGGCAGCTTGCTCTTCGGTGTAGTTCGGGTTGTGCGGAATGAACACGCGCTCCGACACGTTTTGATATCCGCCAAACAAGTGCCACTCAGATTCGCCGGCGATGTCGCGCATAGAGAACGACTGACCGGGCAGCACACCGCGCGCGTTATACGGATCGTGTACTTTAAATTTTTCAATCGTGCCGGACGAGTAACCGTCGCCCGTACCATATTGCATGGTGTTTAAACGCGCCGTAAGCTCGTCTTTACGTTTCTGATCCTCGGGCGACAGCGAGTCCCACAACCAGCCGTCCTGTTTACGGCCTTCGATTTGAGCAAGCTCTTGCCGCACTTCGCCCAGCGCTTCGTCGCGCGACAGCGTATGTGTCTGGCCGCGATCAGCCGAGGCAGGGGCGTGCCCTTGTCGATTTAACTGCTGCACTCGTTCTGGCGAAATATTTTGTGACGACACTGCGCCAGAAGTAGTTTTCTTCTGGTTTTCAGAAATCGCGCCACGGATACGCCCAACGTTTTTCCGTTCGTCTTCGGTGAGGCCCCACGAATACAAACCATTCTCGGCGCTCTCCAGCGCGGCTAAACCTTCGCGCTGCGCTTCCGGCGTAAACTTATTAAACAGCGATACGGCGTCAGCGTTCGGGATGGTGAGCAGCAGCTGTCGCTTCTTGTCATCCTGCATCGCTTCTTTCATCGCGGCGCCAGACGGATCGGCTCCGACTTCGTCGAGCAACTTCTGCTGTTCCGCCGACGCCTTTTCCGCGACTTCCGCGACACCAATTCCGCGGTCCCGCTTTGCCTTCGTGGCGGCGGCCATAATGTTATTTAAACGTTCAGTGACCTTCTTGGGGTCGGTACCTAATACGGCGCGCAGTTCTTTTCGCGCCAGCATTTCCGCTTCTTCTGGGCTCTTGCCTTGCAGCACAAACTGTTTGGTTAGTTGCTGCGTGATATTTTTGCCCATGACTTCAGCGCGCTTTTCGGCGGTCTCGCCGGCTAACGCGCCGCCCTTCTCGACGGCGACGGTTGCGGCCGCGTCGCTGATCATCTTCAGCCGCTCGCGCCGCTGCCTGTCGAACTGCACGTCACTCATGCCCTTGGGGCGAAGTTTTTCGTACTCGGCGCGATCGTGCTTGCTTTCCATCTGGTCGTAAACAGCTTTGCTTACGTCAGATACGATCTCGTTTGTTTTTGCCGTGGGGCGGTCTTGGGCGGCCGCGACGTCGCTGGCGCTCTGCTCCAACCCAGCACTGCCCAAACCACCGATATCCTGCGCTACCCGCAGCGCTTTGGCGATACCGCGCGCCTGCTGTTGCTTCTCGGCAGACAGCTTGCCGAAACCAAACGTGCCGCCTTGCATTTGCTTTTCAAATGCGGCCGTGTCCGTGGACAGCGCCGCAGTAGCAAACTTCTCGATTTGCTCTTTGGTTGCTTTGGGTCCGAGTACTTGCTGCGCCATCGCCGTCGCAGCCGCTTTGACGTCCTCGGTCTTACCGGAGTTAAAGCCGCGCATGATCAGCTCAGACTGCTTGCGCGTTTGCTCGTTTTGTTTCTTTTCCGCGTCTGTGGTGCCGGCAGCCGTATCGCCGGACTTGCGAATGGCGCGGTCTCGCACCATGGCGATATTTTCATCGGTCAGCTTTTCATCTGGTTTTAACCCGGCCAGTTGCTTCAGCTGCTTAGCCTCGGCACCGTTTGGATTTTTCTGCGCGGCTTCCGCCAGTTTTTCAATCTGCCCGCCGGTCATCGTTGCCGACGTATACATTTTGGCTGCGGCCACGAGCCCTTCCTGCATATCGGGCGCGTAGGTCTGCAGCAATCGGTCTTCGGACGTCACGTTGAAGATTGCCTTCAGGGCGTCAGACCGCGTGCGCGTGTTATCTGCGGCAAGGTTTTCTAACTCTTCGCCTACACGCTGCAAGGTTGTTGACTCTGTGCCGCGGCTGGCCTGCGCAAACCGAGCGGCACGTTGCTTATTTACTTGTAACTTAGTGTCACGGTCCGAAATAGCTTCTTTATCGTATTGTTGCTTCAACGCCTCAATCGATACGCCGGTTCTGTTTTGCGACGCCGTGCTGGCTTCAGAATATGTGGCCAGCAGACTGTCACGCCGCTTAGACGCCGTGTCGCCGTAGATTGCGTTAAAGTATTGTTCAGCGGCGCGGTCAGCCTCGCGCTGATTCATTTTGCCGCCTTCGCTGCTTTGGAAATATCGCGCCAGTTCTTCCTTGCCGCGTTTCTCAAGTGTCGCCACGCGCTCGTCAACGGACATGTCAGCCGTCTCGTCGAGCATGACGCCGGTCATCTTGTAGGCAAAGCCGCTAGCCAGTGCGCGGTTCTTCTTTTTAAAGTCAGCGTCCGACATCCCAGCCGGCTTGAGGCGTTTTATCGCGTCACTGGTCATACGATCGCGAATAACGCCTTCGTGCGGTCGAGACAGTTCGCGCTGCATCTCAAATCGCTGCGACTTATACGCGTAGCCGGCATTTAGATATTCTTCTGTGCCGATCTGGTCAGACATGTAAGCGCGGTATAGGCGGTCATCGGCGCCGCTCTCGCGGGCCATGTTGTATAACCCCTGTACACCCTGCCGTCCGGCCATTTCGGTCAGGTTGAACGACTTGCCCTTGAACTCGTATGTGTCTTCGCCGCGGCGGTAGGCTTCCATTGCCGCTGCCAACTGCGTGTCCTTGTACTTATCCGGGTTTTCCATCGTCATGCGGTTTAAAGCCGCCATGCTGCGCCCAACCGACGACGCATCGCCGCGTGTTGACAGTGCAGACATCCGCGCCTCGGCTTCCGCGCGGTTGAGTTTGCCGAAACCAGACTTTTCAAACACGCCGGCGTCAGCCATGGCCTGACCCATTAACAGGTCGCCTGCAAGGCCCTTCTCGGCTGTAACTTCAGACAGCCCCAGCTGGCGGGCTTGCGCCTTCTTTTCGTATGCGATGGCGTTCAGATTTTGCAAGTCTGTGTTTGAGTCTCGCGCGGCCATACGGATCTCGCGCACGAGCGATTCGACCTTGCCGGCGCCCATACTGGTCTGCGCGCCGTTTGTTAAATGCTGCAGGTTGGCGAGCAGTTCTTGAATCGGAGCGTTCGGGTTGCCGTTGTCGCCAAAGATCTCGCGGATCGCGGCTACGGCCCCGTTGTACTCTTTGACGGTCTTCGAAACCTGTCGCGCGTCGAGCGCGTTGGCCGCCAGACCAAAGCCGTCAAGCTGTTGAATTTCTTCGGCCGACTTGGCGCGCTTATCGCCAGCCGTGTACTTGTCGATCTCGCCGAACGTGGCCTGCATACGTTTCTTGTATTCAGGCAGCTTGTCCTTCAGCATGATCTTGCGTTCTTCTTCCGTGGCGTTGGCGTAGTCGTAGTCGCGATCCATTAACTCGGAGTGGCCCATCTGTTCGGCCAGCCGTGTTAATGTCTTGTCGTCGCGCTTTGACTTGCTCAACGCCTTCACACGATCAGCCGGGCTCAGGGCGCCGATGCTCTGCGGCAGCCGACCTTGCTGGAACAGCGTCTCCATCATCTCGGAGCTGGCCACGGCGCCGAAACCGTGCATGTCGTCGAGGTTGGCGTCGGGGCCGTATAAGTTCTGGTAGACGTTCTGCGAAAATTGCTGCAGCGACTCCGCCGACATGCGCGGCCCATTGCCCGCAGCGTCTTGGCGGAAAAAACCAATACGATTCGTAGCCGCGGCAATAGCGGTCGGGTCACCCCTGCGGCCGAACATAATGGCCTCAAGATTTTCGGCCCCGATCTGAGACGCAGCAAATTGTTTAAATATCGGGTTATTAAGCACCGACGCGCCGACGTTAGCGTGTTCGCGGTCTAGCGCTGTGATGGGCTTGCCGCCGTTTACGCCACGCTGGAAGCCAAGTAGCTTCTGGGCTACCTGTTCGTTTCCAGCCATGTTAGCGGCCTGTATAGCGGCCGCACCGTGGCGCTGGTAGCGGGAGGCGGTGTACTGGTCCAGCAGGGCCTGTCCGGGCATCTGGTGGGCTAAGAACGCATCCTGCCCAAACATGCCCTGAACCAGCATAGGGCCGTACATATTGGCTAAATAGCCAAATGCGTCATCTACATGGGAGGCATTCTGGAATGGCGAGTAGACCGGCGGCGCGTACGGATTATTCGTCGGATTCTGGACGTAACCGGCGGCGCCAGCTTGGCTTGCTTTCATGTGCCACCGTTATTTCCGTGAAGTTCTCTGTATCGTTTAATAAGCGCCTGCGCGGAACTATCCAGTATTGTATCTGTTTGTTCGTCTGTTTTTGACACGTCGTCGGGGGAGAGCCACGGAAATACAACCCGCTGTAAATGCCGTAAAAGCTCGCCAGACCGTGTTTTTACGTCCTTAAAACTGTCTTCCGTTAAATTGCCGTGGGACAGCAACGCCAGCCAGTGTTTGTGCGCTACAGAAAGGAGGGCGTAATCCTCGCGCCGTTCCATTTCAGTGAGTAGCAGTAGGTGCCTGATTCTCCATTGCCTGTTTTGGGGATCGGCCCCGGTGTAGTTGATGGCACCGGAGACGGCGGCCCGCACCATAAGTGCCGCTACCCGATCCCGTTCCAAAAACTTGGTTCAAGTGCCATGGCTTCCATCGCCTCAACAAGACGCTGGAATTTACGCAGGTGCGTCGCGGCCAGCCGGCGAGTGACTTCGTGCGCGAGCGCTTTGCTGTGTATAAATTCGCGCGCAGCCGGGAGCGCCGTTTGATTCGGCTTGTCCGGGTTTGGCTCAACTTTATATTCGTGCAGCTCCGGCACGAGCACGACAGGCTTTTTGTCGCCGTCGTAGATCGCTTCGAGCGAGCACGCCATGCGATACTCGGTCATCCGCAAGAACCACTCAGCTTCCGACAGGATCAACCCGTCGTTTTGGTCAAGCAGCAGTTGGCGCTGTACGGCGAAGTTCTCGTCGGCCAGCATGCTTCGCAACCGCAGCGTAAACTTACCGCCGGCCAGTGCGTAGTCGCGCTTGAAACGCGAGCCGCCAAGCAGGGTAGCCAAAAAGTCTTCTTTATCTTTATCGGTCACGTCGACGTCATACTTCTGCTGCATGTCCCAGCCGCATCGCGGGCAAAACGGTAGGATTACCATCGGCGGTACGAGGCTCGGTTCCGGTAGCGTTTCTTCTGTCGCCGGCTCTTCTGCAGGTTGCTCTGGTACCGCAGCGGGTGTTTCGCCCGCGGTCGCCTCTTCGCGATCGTCAATAATCTCAGTGCCGCCCTTGAGCTTTTCGTACATCTCGCGCACCGACTCCGACATGTTCTCTGTTTCTTTTTCGAGCTGCGCCTTGTCGGCTTCTGATTTGGCCACGCCTTTTGCCGCCTTCAGCATTTCTTTAATTTTTTCGATGTCCTCTTCTTTCATGATCTCTTTGTCGATTAACACGTCGACGCGTTTCGACGGCGGCAGCGTGTCTTTGACCTGCAACATGAACGGGCCCAGATCCGCGGGGATAGGGTCGTTGTTGCGCCAGCCAAACTGCTCCAGCGTCTTCTTCGTGAAATCGGACACGTAGGGGTTTTCTACCAGCTCCATGGCAGGCTCCTTCATTAAGTGCGCGGAATGATTGGATAGTTACCGTTGATGATCTTCGGCTGATTCGGCTTAAACTCTGGTTCTGCGTATTCAGACGAAAGACCCGGAGCCGTGCCGCGGGACTGGTCGATATACCCGTCCTCGATTTGCACGATCTTGAAGTCTTGTTCGACGTACGCTGGTTCTGAATTCAGCCACTTGTCGCCGGGGAACGGGAAGGTCTTGCCACATGATTTAGCCGTCACAGGCCGCTCCGTCCACTTCTCTGGGCTCTTTCCACCCAGCCGCGCCATCTGCTGCCACCGGTCTTCGTACAACATGAAGTCCGGGATGTTGTAATCCTCGTCGCGCCGGAACGAGAACTCCATGATCGTCATAACTTTTTCGTTGCCGGCGCGTTTTTCCGTGTACCACATCTCTTGCAGTTTTTGCGTGTCGATCTGGTTGCCTACGTTTGGAATCTCGACGTCGATAAGGTTCTTAAATCGCTCGACGGCTGCGCGCACCTGTCCTTGGCAGTCACCGTCGCACGGCCCCACGAAAATTGCGCCCTTCGCTGCAGCTTCGGTGAGGATGTGCCCTTTTGCCACAAGTACGCTGCCGTCGCATAGCACATTGCCGTCGCAGAAGATGTCGCCGTCTGTGCCGATCGGACCACAAAGGCACGTAACACTTTGCTGGAACAGATTGGCCTTGTTGGTGCCGCCGACTTTCTGTCCGCCAAAGAAGTGGTAAACAGAACCAGATTCTTTGAGGTAGTTGTACAGGTTATTGGACTTTGTAATGACGTCGTTTGAGCCTTGAGCGGCGTCAAGCACAATATCGCCGGGCTCTACCTCGCCGCCACCCGTGCGCATGTAGATCTGCTTTGCCAGTCCCACCACGTTCGAGTGCGGTGCGCGCGCAACGACACCGGCAAACTTGATCTCGTCGCCGCAGGTTTCAAAGTCGTACTCGATCGTCTTGCCGCGCGATTCCAGCAGAATGCCGCCTTCACGATCTGTAGAATCATTGCCGGCAAGCACCAGCACGTTTCGCTCGGCTTTGATGCGGACGTTCTTTTCCGTAGCCGAGATGTCGATGCTCTTGTTCGCCCGCAGAATGACGTCGTTACCGCCCCACGCTTGCACGTCGCGGCCGCCTTTGAGCCACACGTCGCCCGGGGCCGAGATGATCACGCAGCCAGCTACCATTCGGATCTCGCCACCATACCCGTCGCCAATCACTACGCCGCCATCCTCCAGCAGCGAGATGTACGACTCCTGCTCGTAGAACTTTTGCTGGTTGTAGCGGTGGTCGATCTTCCACTCTTTTGGCGTCGGCTCCTTGAGATACATCGAGCCCTTGAGCTGACTGAACTCGGGGATCTTCTGGTTGACGTCAGCGTAGCCTTCTTGCCGCAGTTCTTGCTCTTCCCACGTCTTATAGTCTTTAGCGTGCCAGTAGAAGGGGTGTAGGCCGGCGTAATTAAACAAGTAGCCGTGCAGGTCGAGGACAGCCGTGGCGCGCTGCATGTTTGGCCACTTGCTATCCGTCGTTTTGATATCGCCCGTGATCTTGTGGTCCGGCCCAGAGCCGAACATGCTGGCGGCTTTGTAGTCACGCTCAGTGTCGTCGCCTTCGCCAGACTCGGGGCGGCGCAGCCTTTGCGGAATAGGCAGAAGGATGCGTTTAGATAACACAATCCCCTTGGACGATGTGATGAACCGGCGACCGTCTAGCCCGGTGTTGTCTTCCTGCAGGCCGTATACTGGTTTTTCTTCGTGGTCGCGTTCTTTGCTGCCGCCACCGCAATCCGGGGAGAAGCCGTCTTTACCGCGGATGCTGGATTCGTAGGGTGGTGTTGCGGAGCCAGCGCTACCCGGCTTATACGTCCAGCGCAGCACACCTTTTGGCGGCGCGTGAATGACGGTGCGCGAGCCTTGGCCCAGATAGCCGAAGAACTTCTGTGTGCGGTGATACGGCTGCTGGAACTCGTTATCGTTTTCCCAATGCGAGTAATACGGCACGCCCAGCGGACACTGATAGTCCTTCGGCTTGAACTCCTTGATCATGGGCATGCCGATTTCGATGTTACCGGCGGCTTCCCACGGATACGGCGAGTAACCAGTCGTGTCGTTGCACTCGGCCTGATCCATGTAGGCGTCGCGCTCGCTGCCGGCCGTCCACACCTGCATGTTCCAGCCGGCCACGCGCAGCAGCTGGTCGTGGTAGAAGCCGTACAGCCCGCAGAACTCGTTTACAGAGGCGCGGAGCATAAAGTCATCGACGGAGACGCCGATACCCGTGGTCGACACCGCGCCCCACTCGCTCGCAAGTGTCGCGTCCCACGGGCGCCAACACGACCAGTCGATCATCTGGCCGTTTAGCTTTTCTTTGATGTATTTCTTGTGGCAGTCGTCAACACGCTTGCGGCTGGCCTGCGATATGTAGTCGTGGTACGCCCGCTTTCCGATATCTAAAACGCTGGGCACAGAACCGATGATGTACGCTTGCCCGATCTTGTCGTGCACCATAACCACGACGGGAGTGCCCGGGGCGTACGTATTGAGCGCAGACGCCCCAAAGCACACCTGACTGGTGGTAGACAGCGCAGAGGCGATGATCGGCGCGCGGGACTTCTCGACGAACACCTTGTAGCAGTTGGCGATCGCCGTGCCGTCTACGATCGTACCGGTGCAGAGGCGCCCGGTATCCTGAAAGCCGACTTTATAGCCGGGCAGTTTTACAGCAGGGTCCGAAACAGCTTGAACTTGGGAGCCGTAAGCGGCGTTCCCGTAACGACTAGCTTGCTGTTGTCTCGCAACTAATCTGGCGGCCTGAGCTTGATCGAACGAGTGCTGCTGACCTGTTTGCGGACTATTAGTGACCGGTTTACCCGGCGGGGTAACGCCCATTTTATTTTGCCACCAAATTGGTGAGGTTACGGGCAAAATGCCCAAGGCTTTACAGCCTAATACCATAAGCGGCGGCTGCGTTTTGCGCAACCGCCGCTTACTTAATTGCCGACACGTTTAAGATCACTGATCGTCAAGATCGGCGAAGATAAACGAAAGATTCTCGGTCAGAACGATGTCCTGAGCCGTGACGCTCGCGCCAATCGACGTGAGGGTCGCGTTCTTCAGGATGTACTTACGCTTGGCCTGCGCGCACTTGCCGCCGCCGTTACCGGTGGCGTCGAGTGTTAATTCCTTCGGGTTACACATGTCCCCGTAGTCCTTAACAAGCTGAACCATCTGCGAGTTACCACCGACGACGCGGCTCATCTGGCACTGGCCCTGACGACGGTTACCAACGTAGTACACGTTGTTCGAGCCGACCTCGTACAACATATTTACTGTCCGGTTCAACGTGAATTGAACCTGCTGCACCAGCACAGCGTCCTTACCGCCTAGGGTAAACTTGAGGTCTTCCGCGCGGAAAGAACCCTTGTGCTGCTGCTCAGTTCCGAAATTAAATGCCATAGATCACCTAACCTTTGTTGTGTGTGTTCTTACCGTTGTTAACCACAATTAGACCACTAAGTGCAGCTCAATGTTATTGAGCGGCGCCGGGACAGTAAGATCGAGCACGATTTCGATCCGATCCTTTAACAGGGGGTGGATCTGCAGCGTACGGATCGTTCCGTCGATGAGCTGCGAACCCAGTTCCTCTGTGTTACCGTTAGCCTTGAGGAAGTCGATGATCGTGCGGACTTCGTACTCCAGCCGACGTACCATGCCCGGTTGCGCGTTCGTGCGGCCGATGAACGGCTTCAGACGGCGATAGAACAGGTACGACATGCTGTCGACGTTACGACGGATCATTTCCTCGCGACGGTTCAGATCGAGGTTATCGGTCGTGAGGGCGTGCCGCGTGTGCGGTGTGCCATCACGATCTTCTGTCACAACCCACACACCAGCTTCCGCAAGTCGGTTCAGCTGTGTCTCGTTGAGGTACTTGTAAGAACGTGTAAAGTCGTCGAAACCCGCGACCTCGACGTTCGTCAGCGGCTGGTGGGGCACAACGCCGCTCACCAGACCAGCCAGCGCCGCAGCAAGGTAGTAACCCGGCTGCACGGTGCCAGCTTCGCCGACCTGATCGGGCCACACGGCGCACACACGACGGTTCGAGAGCGAACCGGCCTGTTGAGCGACGTCTTCGACAACCTCGTTACGATCGCGGTTGTGCCAGATCTCAACGCGCTGCGGAACTGTGACAGCGTAATCGCCGCCCGAGTAGAGCAACAGCGTTGACTCAGAGACAACCTGATCCACAACGTACTCTTCGTACTGCTCCTCGCCGAAGCCGTCGACCGAGTAGTTGTAACGCACGATGTCGCCGGGGCGCACATCGTTGGTGATAAAGTATCCGTTGCCCGACGTGACCGTGAGCTTCGTGTACTGCGTGTTTGTCGCGTTCGGGTCGTCCGCAAGGGTGGCCAGCACGGGCTCAGTGACTTCTTCACCAAGCACACCCTGCACGGGCACGCCTTCGCCGACAACCTTGGCTCGCGGCTGCGCTTTGAGGGCGAAGAACGCGGCCTTCCAGTTGTTGGCGTACTCGTTCGACTCGGCGCCGACATGCGCAGCCCACAGGTTTTGAATCCTGCGGTCAAACGTCATCGGGACGAGGTTGTACATGTCGTCGCGGCCCTTGATGCGCTCAAGAACCTGAACCCACTTGTCGAGGTCCGGGCCCAGCGGGCGGCCTTCCTCGTCATACTTTTCGGGGTCGGCGACGGCTGTGTACTTAACGACTGTACCGTTGCTGTTGCTAAGCGCCTTGTAGACGCCCCACTTCAGCGGATTATCGGGGTCAAGCTGGCCCTTGATGTTGTCGAGGTCGGCAACGTCGCTGATCGAGTTAACCTCATCGGCCAGCTCAGACAGCCACTCGCGATACTCGACGTACACCTTGCCGGACATGACGGGCAGCGGCTGCTCAGCGCCGGCGCTTGTCCACTCGGGGTGGTAAGCGACGATGCCTTCTTGGACGCAGAGCTGCGTGTCTTCGTACCAGAAGTTGGTCATCGGGGCGAAACCGATCCGATTCTTCGAGATCTGGATGTCGTCCTTAATGAACAGCTTGAGGTCCATGTCCTCGCCGCTGATCAGTTGGCACGTGGCAGTTGCCTGTGTGCCAACTTCACCGCCCGGGCCCGCGATTGTGACCGTCGGAGCCGATGTATAACCAGCGCCGCGGTTGGTCACAGTGATGGCCACAACCTTGTCGGCGTTTTCGCCAGTACCGAGAACAGCAACACCGGTCGCTGTCGTGGCCTGCACGAGGTTGCCAGTCGGGGCCGAGAACGTCACAGTCGGCGGCGCGCTGTAGCCAGCGCCCGCGTTGGTGATGCTAACCGGACCGACCTTGTCGACCGGGGCGCCGTCTTGTGTGAGCAGCGAGGTCGGGAGGTCGTCGCGCAGGATGAGCTTGCGCACCGGACCAGCCTTGCTTGAATTCACAGTGATGTACCACTTGTCGCCTTTGCGCAGACCGACAACAGCGTCAGGGTTGTCGCCGGACGTGCCGACAAAGCGAACCTTCACGCCGTTGGTGCCGATAGCCACGCCAACAGCGTTCAGACCAACGCCGTCGCCAGTAACTTCTGTCGGGCCAGAGAAGTCGAGACCCTTCACCGTGCGCACAGTGATCTCAGGGAGCTGGTCCCATGTACCACCCTTGGTGCACTCGACGACGTAGGTGTCGTTCTTCGCGCCGACGTACTTGGCGAGAATGTCAACAGCGCCGTTGACACCGTTCACCGACTCTTCGGTCTGATAGGGGCCGTCCGCTTCCGACACCGCCTTGACCTTTTCGTAGGTCTGGTGGATGTCGAATTTCCACTTCTGACCAACGACGAAGTTGTCGTTGCCCGTCGTGGTGAAACGAACCGACAAGCCGCGCGTGCCGATGAACGTCACC